AAATGTTCTTCGGTCGACAGATATCGCTGGAGTGCTGACAAAAAAGGCACCTTCGGTTAATATTGAAAATCAACTAGCAACCATAACAACTAGATACGAGAAGAAGTTACAGCAAATTGCTGGCGCGGTTGACCAAGAAGTTTTGAAACTTGGATTGCCAGGATTTGCGCAGAATGCTGCGAACAATATAGTAAACGACAGCATGGCACTAATTAATGATGCCTTGCTACAAGCAGGGATAACATCGGATACAGGTGCACCTGCTACAATAAACGATGCTAAAACAATAGTTGTAAACAAAATTTTATCTCAACAAGATTTGATTTCAGTTGATGACGTTATTGGACCAAAAACTTCAAAACAAGTAAAAGAATCTATAAAAGCAGCGGGTGATGCTGCGGGAATAATTGACACTTCCGAACTATCAGTAGAAAATGCAAAAGAACTTGCTGGTAACGCGATACAAGGGATAAATGGTGGACCAAACTCAAGTAAAGAGTATACCGATACCGTTGGTGATGTTGCTCCAACTATCATAGGATTAACAGAAGAGCAAGAACTTGATATTGTCGGACCTCCTAGTTATGAAATAGGTGGGAGTAATATTCAGGCAGGTAGCACCTACATTTCTTCTATAGAAGAACTTGAAGCGGAGATGGCGAGTATGACTCGCGATATTTCCGAGATAATCGTGCATTGGTCTGAAACTTTTACGAACGCTAATCTTACCGCTGCGCAGTTGACTAAATTAACTGGAGCAGGCGATAATGCATATCACTTAATTATCCGTAGAGATGGAGCAGTTGAAAGAGGTGTTCCTCTAAACAGCGTAGGAAATCATTGCCCAGTTAATAACCATAATGCATACTCGATTGGTGTGTGCTTAGTTGGCGGTGTTAATGTACCTTCAGATTCGAGGGATATGGAAATAGAAGTTTCGCCGAGAAGCATTACACAGTCTCAATATAATAGTTTGTATCAAATTTTTAGAACGTTCTTTGACCAATATCCTGGTGGGCAGGCATTGGGTCATATGGATGTAGACGTGTCCCAAAACGATCCTGGGTTTGATGTGCGCGACTATGTGTACAACAATTTTAATAAGCAGAGTTTGTATATGGATCCTCCAAACGATCCTGCACTGTCTCCTCAGGACATCTTGAAGGCACTTGAAGGTCAAGGTCCAGATATATTAACCAAAGACCCTGACGCTATGGAGAAGAAATTCTAATGACCACTGGTTCTAATAAAGTTACAGACAGAATTAATGACCCTAATGCAGAAAGCGAGGAGTTAACAACAGGCATACCGCTAGATGGATCAGTGGATCCAACAGGTGAGTATCCTTTACGGTACAACTGGTTTTCTTCTAACGTAAGTGCTGCTGGTCGCGGCGTCAAGGTCAATGATCTTTGGATGCGCGGAAGCACTATGGGCGTCAGTTTTGATGTCCCGATCGGCACAACTTCTATATTCCCATTTAACCAAGCAAACGTAACACCATCAGGTCATTCGTTTGAGATAGATGATACTCCTGGGAATCAGCGGATCCTGATCAAACATCACACTGGCGCAGGCGTAGAACTAAAGCAAGACGGTTCAGTTCTTATCGCTTCGCGTACGCATCAGGTTCAAGTGGTTGGTGCAGATCACGAACTGATTGTGCAGGGTGAAGGCAACATAACATACGACGGGGACATGAATCTAACAGTCAACGGAAACTATAATCTGACTGTTGGTGGTACAATGAACGTAGATATTGGGGCGAATCACAATCACTCGATTCATGGTTCTTATATTACTGAAACTGGTGACACGCATCAAACCATTGTTCGTGGTAATAAAGATACAAAGGTCTGGGGTGACGTCGTAGATTTTACTGCGAGTGAGCATAAGGTAATCACAAAAGGCGATTATCGAATCCTGTCGAATAAAGATATTATTCCGAACGCTCGTCGCGGTATTCGTATGACAGCAGAAAAACATCTCACAACTGCTTGTGGCGGGTTTACTACATTCTCATCTGATCGTATGCATATTATCGGAAGAAAGGGTAAGATTGGAGGTGAGGAGTTTCACTTCTTTGGATCTTTGTTCACTGGTGGCGGTGATGATACACAAGGCAAGAATACAGTATTTCATGGCAACCTTGTAGGTCGTGCCCTTGAAGCATGGACTGCGAAATACTCCAAGTTTTCCGAGCATGCCCACTCTGCCTTTGCTGCGAGTGGCGCATTGGTAGCAAGTAGTGTCGGAGGAGTTCCTGGTACGTTTACTCCATCGCCGATGAGCGTAAAACCAGATTATCAATTTGAGTGGGGTTGGAACGCGAAGGATAACCATGTAGTTCTGCAATCCATGCGATTTGATGGTAGTGTGCTCAATGACGACCCAGATTGGTGGATTATCCCAGGATTGCCAGGAGGATTAAACCAAGGACTTGCCATGAGTTCGGAGCACTCAGAGAATATATTAGGGCACGAACCTTTGTACCAGTATTACGGAAACCCGACTAAGTGGTGGGAAGTATGGAACAAGACTTCCCCATATGCTGTTCGTAAGGTTGTTATCGACCACGACGATACCATTGAAGATAAGATTGCGAAGAACGACACATACACTTATTACTTCAACTGGACACCAGAAACGCCAGAGATTCGCTCCAAGTTGCGAACGATGGACGGTGCTAACGATACGGCAACTTCTCCAGAAGGTCAAACTGATGGACCAAAGTGTATACAATCATTGCTAGACGAAAACAGGTTAAGCGCAAAATACAAAGATCCTGGTCCATCTGCTCCATACGAGATTAAGAGAACTGGTACAAGTATCCCAACAGCAAGGTTTGGATATTCGCTTCTTGGTAACCCAGTAGAGCGTGCGTCCAAAACATTCTTGCCTAAAAATAAACAGGCGGCAACTAGAACTATTTTGGCAGATCCTCTCTACAACCCTGATAAAATGGATGCGCCGATCACAAGTAAAACCAGATTGTCTAAGTCTAGCACCATGTCTAAGTTCTTTGGTGCCCCAGGATCTAAAACTTCTTTGGACTTTGTTCCTATCGTTAAAGATCGACAAGACCTCGCGCGACAGTTTTATCTGCATGCATGGTTGATGGAAGGTGTTTCTTCTCTGAAAGAGTTTAGCAACTTCAGATTACAGGTTACGGAAGGATATTACAACCCAGCGAACGGTATCCGTAGAAAGTACGACGGTTCCTCTAGTGAACCTGCTATCAAGCGATACTGGAGAGAACCATATCGGAAAGAAGATGGCGGTAGTTGTCAAAAATCTATTGTACAAGGCGCACCATATATTAATGAGTTGAAGTATGAGGGTCGCGCATGCGCGTACACTCTTTATAACTCTCGCGGAAAGATCGACTATAGCGCGACCTTTGAACTTTCTTTGCATATTCGAGACTTGTTCTTCTACGACCAGTTAAGTTTGGATTATGATTATACTCGACCAGATAATGTTCTTACTCAACAACTAATAGTGGTGATGCCTAAAATCGAAAAAGACTTTAAGGCAACTTTTGAGATGAAAGTTTGTACATACTTCAACAGACAATTGTTGTCAGGCGCAGACCTTATAGAAATAACCGACTGATAGCAGTATAAATAGATGTATCAAACCATCGGATAATAAGAATGGCACTGAAACGAGTCACCCCAGGAAAGACTGATACTACGTTAGTCACTGGGAAAAAAATAGACTACAAAGACATAGATTTGTCTTTTTCTGCTAAGCCAGGATCTATTAATGAAGATGGCAAGAAGCAAGGCGACGTCTATAAAAAAGTTGACACTGCTGCTGTAATTCAAGCAGTGGAAAACGTCTTACTGACTGACAGACTAGAAAAACCTTTCAACCCAAATTACGGTGCGAACCTCAGATCAATGTTGTTCGACATGGTTGAAACATACTCTGAAGAGTTGGTTAGAAGGCAAATTATCAGAGCACTTAATAGAGATGAACCGAGAGTAACTGTCACTGACGTTAAATTTTATGACGGAAACAGACTCGTTAATTCAGGCGCAGCAAGCATATTCGATAGGGATAGTCTTAGAAACACAGTTGCTATTATTGTAGAATTTGAAATAGACAATTCCCAAGGGCAATTTTCAGCAAGAGTAAACTTGAACAGGTTACGATAATGGCAACAACAATTAATTCTTCAAAGTTAGATTTTCAACAGATCAAAGATACTCTTAAGCAGTCTTTGAAAGACACTCAGGAGTTTGAAGATTACGATTTCGAGGCATCTGGATTATCAAACATCCTAGATGTTTTGGCATATAATACGCATCTAAATGGTCTTATCGCAAACTTTTCTCTAAACGAATCTTATCTCGTTACTGCTCAACTGCGTCCATCTGTTGTATCCCTTGCTGAGTCTTTGGGTTATGTTCCGAATTCTAAAAAATCTCCAGAGTCTACGGTTGAGGTAGAAGTTAATACAGTCGATCTATTAAACGTAGCAAACAATCAAACTTTGCAACCAGGACAACTGGTACTTCGAGGTGTAAAAGACGGAATCGACTATACATTTTCTAACAGAGAATCTATTAGTGCTGTTTCTAGAGGCGGTGAAGTCTACAGGTTTGCCCCAACTGCTGACGCATCACAACCGATTAGAGTGTTTGAAGGCGAAGAAGTAAACTTACAGTTTGTTGTTGGTGATGTTGTGGACACAGTTTATGTTATCCCTGATGAAAACATTGATATCAACACTGCAATCGTAAAAGTTTACACCAATCAAGAAGCAGCAGCGACTGATGGTAGTTCGGTGGAGCATACTAATCTGTTAAACGCAACAACCATTACTGAACTTTCTCGCTTGTACGTATTGAGAGAATCCCCGAACGGATTTTATGAATTGACTTTCGGTAACGGAAATTCTTTAGGACAAGCACCGCAAGCAGGTAATGTTATTAACATTAACTATCTGCGAACTAATGGGGCAATTGCTAACAATATTCCAACTCTGCGATTGAGTAGTTCTCTAGAATTCGTTGAGAGGCAAACAGGAGACGCAATTGCTGTTCCTGATGAAGATGTTAGTATTTCAGTACAGACCAGATCTGCTGGCGGTGACGATAAAGAAGATATCGAATCTATCAGAATAAGAGCGCCATACCAGTATGCTGCTCAAAACCGAATGGTAACAGCAACAGACTATTCTGCAATTATTTTGAAGAGATACGCAAACTATATTGACGACATCAAATCTTGGGGCGGCGAAGACGACGACAAACCAGACTATGGTGCGGTGTTCACTTCCATTGTATTCAAAGAGAACTTGACCAATGCCACCATTGACCTTGTTAGGAGAGGCATACTTGACCTAGCAGATGAGTTTTCGATCGCTTCTTTCCGATTAAACTTCACCGATCCAGTGGAAACTTTTATTTCTGCGCAAACTTTTTTCCAGTGGAACCCTTCTTTAACAGGTAATACTGAGTCTACGATTCGCGCTGATGTTCAAACTGCCATTGATAACTACTTTAATGACAACACAGGTAAGTTTGATCAAGTTTTCCGTAGATCTAATATGTTGACTAAAATTGATGCTACTAACCCGTCAGTTCTTTCTTCTAGATCCAATATTAGGATAAACAGAAGAATTACCCCAGTTTACAACTTACAGCAAAATCATGAATTGTATTTCCCTGTAGCATTGAGGGATCCAACACTCGTTATTGAACCGACAATCACCAGTTCTTTGTTCATATACCGAAACCAGACATGCTTTATTCGCAACAAGTTGGATAAGAGAGTTAGAATTTCTCCACCAGGAATAAATCCAGTTGTGTTTGATAGCAAACCTTCTAGCGATCTTGAGTTGGTAAGTATCTCAGGGAGGATATTGGTAAGTAATATTGGTTCTTACAATGCCGCCGAGGGAATCGTGAAAATCGACGGACTTACTGTTCAAAGTATTCCGAACGCCAGAAACTTTATCAAAATTTTTGCGGTTCCGGCAAATGAATCAGTTGTGGTGGCAAAGTTGAATAACGTAGTTAAGTATGACGCTGAAGAATCTTTCGCGAAGGCAATATTGGTCGACACTGAGTAAATAAAATGCCATTAGATAAAACTCTAACAGACGTTTATCGCCATAAACTTGACCTTGATAAGTATCAGGTTTATGAGACCTTGCCCGGACATTTTGACACCAAGTACCCAAAACTTGTAAACTTCCTACAAGAATATTATAAAACATTAGAGGAAGAAGGTGCAGCGACTGAAGCACTAAATGATTTGTTGTTGAACAGAGACGTAACTGGCGCGAAGGTTGAGTTGCTCGACTTTATTGCCAACGAACTCTTGATGGGTAAACCATACTACGAATCGTTCCAAGATAAAAGAACTTCGTTACAATATTCAAACTTATTATACCGATCAAAGGGAACTGAGTTTTCTATCAAACAGTTCTTCCGTGTATTTTACGGTCTCGATATTGAAGTTCGTTACGGAAAAGATGAAGTTTTCTACGTTGGAGACCCTAACGAAGAAGAAATGATTTTTGAAGGTCAAGGCGAAAACGGTGGACATAACTTCCCCTATACCTTTATGGGTTCAGAAATAAACCTATATGTTCAAGACAGTCAAGGCGAATATGTTCCACTGAGGCAGGGCATAGATTACACGAGAGAGTTTTCTGCTTTTAATATCAGATTGACCCCAGTTGACAGTGAAGGGCAATATTTAACGCCACTGACTCCTATCGGAACTGATAGTAACGGCGAATCACTATATGATAGTGACTCACAATTAAAGTTCTTAAATGATACAGGGTATGTTCCTGTCGGAAGTAATCTGAAGATGGTTTCAGAAACCAGATCATACTCAACTATCGGTTCAGAAGTAACGCTGAAAAGAATCACTGATAATAAGTTCTATCAATTGTATGGAATTTTAATATCTACTCCTATTGGTGTACCAGTTTGGAGGCAGGCATACAAAACGTTCGTGCATCCAGCAGGTATGTACCTTGCTGGTGAGGTGCAGATAAACTCGATTTTTGACTTTAATTTGGGTCCACAACCATCGTTTATCGAACCACCACCTCCTGTAGAGGTGTTCTCTACTGCGCAAGTATTGAAGCGCAACGGAACAGGATTGTTCTCTACTTCAATCACAGAGATTGGACCAGGACCATATGGTGAAAAGATTAGGACTCGCGTTAATGATATGACGCATCCTCGCAACGTTGGTGGTTGGCACACTCAGTATAAATCAATCTATGAGGCAGATCTCATTGAAGGAAGAACGATTGATGGCACATATGCTGACCTTTCAAACACAATTAACCTGCTTGATGAAGATAAGTGGTATGGATACGATAGTGATGGATCAGGCAACTTCACGACTATAAAGTTCCCTAACGATCTTCGCGATAGTTCGACAGCACCAGATACCGAGTTAATTAGAGATAGACTGGCAGCAATGGCAGGTTCTTCTTCTGGACGGTTGAAAAATGCTTTCTTGAATGGCGACAGTGATGGTCTAGGAAACACAAGTGTATTTGGGGCGAATGACGATAATCTTATCCAATATACAGAAAATCCATTATTGCCTATAGATAGTGATGGAACTATTCATAATCCTAGTGGAACTTCATAAAACTGGTATAAATAAACAGTAGAATTTACGGAACGCAAAAATGGCACACAGTACAAACCGACTAATATTGCTGAACGGAACCACTGCTAATGATGGCACTGGTGATACTCTGCGCGCTGCTGCTGATAAAATCAACGGGAATTTTGAAACAATCTTCGAACTCCTTGGCGATTCAGATGCAGCGACGGGAAACTTTCACCTAGATTCCGATGGTAATATTATTTTTGGCGATTCAGATGTAGGATCATATACAACTACGTTAGTTGGTGATGTCGCGACTGGTAGTAATAAAACAATTACTTTGCCAAATACGACTGGTACTGTAGTTCTTAAAAATACTATAGACACTCTGACTAATAAGACTTTGACTACACCAAAGGTTGGCATGATTCATGACTCCAATGGTAATCAGATTCTAGAGTTAAATGGCGTCACTTCTTCAACACATTTTCTAAGATTGGATAACGGCGATTCTGTCAATTCCATAAAGTTGTGCGTTGATAGCGATGCTGCAAGTGGAACAACTGACGTTGATATTCGAATCACTCCTTTAAATGAAGGAGGTTTGTACGTAGATGCTCCGATCATTCAAAACACAGAAGAATTAACTGCTTCTGGCGCTGCTGATCCATGGGTTCCTATCACGTTCATCAACAGCACTGGAACAACGACGATTACTTGCCCAGATGGAACAGTAACAGGGCAAATTAAAAAGTTTGTAAACATTAACAGCGGGAACGCAACTATCACGCCATCAAATTTCGGACCAGGAACTTCAATGGTCTTGAAAGGAAAGCGCGGAATAGAATTGATTTGGCACGCTACGCCATCCGAATGGATGCCTATGGGTCTTGATTCTTCCGATAGTTTAACAATTGTACCATAAGAGAGTAGGGAAAAATGGTAGCAACAGTATCAGATAGTTTTAAAAGAGAAATTCTTGAAAAGATTTATGACTCTTACTTAAACATTGGTAAAACAGCAGGAACTGACTCGGATCGTTTTTATCTTGGGATTGGTCGAGCAGAAGAGTGGGATTCGACTGCCACAACTGGCGAACTCAATCCTCCTGTTCCAAATCCTTCACGCGATGATGCCTTAAAGTTTCAAGAATCCCTACAGTCTTTGAAACTTGTTCCTGACGTTTCATACGTTGTACCAAGACATAACTGGATTGCTGGTACAGTATACAATCAGTGGGACAATTATTACAGTTCTAACACTACCATTAGAGCAGATGGTGATATTCAACAGTCATACTACGTGATCACTGATGATAATAGTGTGTTTGTTTGCCTACAACAAGGTATGGACGCGGATGGAAACCCAAATACTTCTACCGTAAAACCTGCTACAACTACAGGAGTACCTTTTTCTGACCCTAATGACGGATATGTTTGGCAGTTTTTGTTTACGGTTGGTGCTGCTGAAGCGAGAAAGTTTTTAACTTCATCATATATCCCAGTAGAAAAAATCATTGACTCCGCTGACGGCGGTCCTGCCACTGACGAACTAACAACCACAAGAGCGAATCAGTTAGCGATTCAAAAAGCAGCGGTTGATGGACAAATCATCGGTGTTGCTGTCGAAAATGGTGGTAGTGGATATTCTGCAAACACCACTATTAGTCTGCAAATATTTGGAGAAAATATTCGCAACCGAGGTCTTGGATTTAGAACTAATCCAGGAGACTCCGCGCGAGGGTTTGCCAGGACTAATGCCTCTGGTGTCGTCTATCAGGTAATTATGAAAGACTCTGCTACTGCGTCGACGTTTTCGTTCGGTAAAAATTATAAAAACGCATCTGTAGAGTTGGATCCAGACAGTGTTGGTACTGGTTCTGGATGTGTGCTTCGCGCGATTATCGACGGTGACTCTGGCATGGGAGGCAACCCAGTTGTAAACTTGAACTCGTCAGCAATTATGTTTAACGCAACTCTGACTGGTGTAGAAAACAACGACTTTAATGTGCGAAACGACTTCCGTCAGGTTGGATTGATCAAGAATCCGCTAAAAGATTCAGCAGATTTGATTGATTTCACAGGCGATTCAGTTGTGAGTAGTCTGACCGCCCAAGTTTACAAGAGATTGTTCGTACAAGGAACAAGTGGTTTTGCTGCTAACTTAACTGGTGACCAAATAGTAAGGCAGACTAATTCGAATGCTGAAGCAATTCTAGACTACTTCGATGCTACATATGATTCAACAACAGCAGTTGCGTATGTCCATCAAACAAGAGCAACTGGATTTAAGAGATTTGATGGAACAAATAACATAGAATTTTACGAAGGAACATCTCCTTTGGGCACTGGAACAATTGTTCCAAATGATAGTGCTAATAATATTCGTGAACCACACTTACGACCAGCAGAAGCAGACAGGTTCTCGGGAGAAGTTATCTACATAGATAACAGAGTTAAAATTACTCGAGATGACGAACAAACTGAAGACGTCAAGATCGTGATTGACCTGTAAGGAAAATAAAAAATGCCTAATCCGTATACTGATAACACGTTTAAGAACGTTTACAAAGACGATTTCCTTGATAGCGATGGATATTATCGCATCCTGTTCAACAGCGGTCGTCCTTTGCAGGCGAGGGAACTTACTCAGTTACAAACAATCTTGCAGAATCAAATCACGAAGTTCGCTGCAAACATTTTTCAAGATGGCGGTGCGGTAGCTCCGAAGAGTTCTGGTGCAGGTACTGACATTCGATCATATGTGATCGTTGACGAACTGTATGACGATCCGGAAGATTATATTGGCGCCACAATTACTGGTACAAGTACACAGGGCGGCAAAACATCTGGACTTATTTTCCAATGTAACCACGTAGAAGTTGCAAGCGGAGACGATCTTCCTGTATTATATGGAAGATATGTTTCTCAAGGCGCAGCAGGTGCATCTAACACTGATACTTTTACCGCCCCACTTGCTTTTGTCGAAGAAGAAACTTTGGAAATTCCTGGGTTGAGCGACTTGCGAGTACACAAGCAGGATACTGCTGCTGGTGAACCCTCTTCAACTGGACGAGGTGTTATCTTCACAATGCAGACTGCTGACTTCTTTACTCGTGGGCATTTCGTTATCGCCCCGAAACAGCAACTTGCCATCTCTAAGCACAGCGCAGTAGCAAACGCCAACGTTGGTTTTGAAATTGTACAAGACATTGTTACTGTTCTTGATGACGAAAGATTGTACGACAACCAAGGTGCTCGACCAAACCTATCATCTCCAGGTGCCGATCGCTATAGAATCCGACTTCAACTAATAACTGAAAATCAAGTATCTGATAGATTGGACTTCATTGAATTTGCTAAGGTTCGAGAATCTAAGATTGTACAGATTAAACAGGGCACGGATAGTTTTAATCAAATTGAAAGAAGAATGGCGACTCGCCAAAACGAAGCACTCGGAGACTTTATCGTCAACAAATTTGCTTTGGAAGTTGACGAATGGGATGACTCCAACGGTGATGCTACGAGAATGCGATATCACTTGTCCGGAGTCAATGATCAAGGATTGAATCCCCTTGCCTATGTAGACGGATTTCGTTTAGAACAAGAACTCGACAATGTTCTTTATGTTGAAAAACCAGTCTCAACTACTTCAGATTCAGGCACAAGCACAGGCGTTTTCTTCAAGAACTATCTCGGCGTCAAGGGCAATGATTCAGGCACTAATAGTTTCTTAGGAGACTGGAATCCTTCTAACCTTAACTTACTGAAGAAACAACAACTGCTAAACGAAAGTGGTGTCTGTATCGGTCATGCGCGAGTTAAGTCCGTTGTTAATATGGACTGGACAACTGTAGACAACGGTAAAACAGGCAATAATGTAAAAGGTATTGATACTCAATATCGAGTTCATTTGATGGATATTCAAATGCAGGCAGGAAAAAACTTCCGCGATGTTGAGACTATGCGCGAAGTTGGTGCTGCATCTGCTACTGACACATTACAGTTTCAATTAGAAGATCAACAAGCATTTATAATTGGACCGGAAGTTAATAATTCTCTATTTGAAATTTCAAACCACCGCGTTAAGAGTGTCAGTGATGTAAAAATGACAGTTCAAAGGTTTGATGATGTTTCGGTTTCATCAGGAACTCTATCACTCACTTGTGGATCAGATGAAGATTTCGTTGATGATGGACAATGGGTTTTCATCAACACTGACACAGATAGTGCGCCTATCATCGGCGCGGGTGACATTACTATATCGTCAGGAACAGCAACTATTACTCCCCCAAATCCTGTAAACGGTCACAACTACAAAGTATACTATTATGTACAAAAAGGATTGAAGTCTGGTGGTCTTACTCCAGACACGAAGAAGTACACAGAAGGTTGGTTTAAACTGCGAAGATACAATGATTCTGTTGGTGATCGTTTCCTGATTACCAGTAAAGCAGATGGAACTGCGATGTCTGGATTGTATGACGGTGTGAGATTGCTCCACGCATATGATTCTGACTCTGATGGATCAGTGATCACTAACAACGTCGTATTTGACGGTGGACAACGAGATAACTTCTACGGTCCTGTTTCATTGACCCCAAACAGAGGAGTCAGTGATCTTACCGACTCAGTCCTTGCGAAGATTGGATACTTTACTTGGACTAGAAATGACGGATACTTCTCACCAAACTCATACTTGTTTACTGACTCAGCATCTGCAACAAGTCAGTTCCCTGAGTTTGACTACGGTGATATTCCTACGTTTGTCTCCAAGTTGGATGGCGAACCATATCCTCTACATCAGTATTTCGACCTGCGTCCAAAACTTAACCCATTAGAAGATACCATAAACTCTGCAGACTACAATGAAATTCCTAGAGATGGTGATACAATTAGTTTTGGTGTAGAATACTATAATAAGAGAATAGATGGGATCAACTTAACATACGACAAAACCACATTTAGACCTGTTCTCTATACTAAGAGAGGAGATGAGGAACTCGTACCAGGAATTCCTCAACCAGATGAAAGTACAATGCGCCTCTTCAATATTTTGTTGAACGGCAATACTAAATCTGTCAGGGATTTGATGGTTTCCACTAACCGATATCCTCGCTACACTATGCGAGACATCGATCGTCTAAGAAACCGAGTCGGGCGATTGGAAGAAACTGTTGCCCTTTCGTTTATCGAACAAGAAGCGCAAAATCTTATCGAGCAGGATGGCGAAGGGAATATTCGCTCTAAGACTGGTTTCTTCGTTGACGATTTCAGTTATGGACTTGCCCTCGCTTCAGCAGAAGTTGGACCGAACTTTATTGATGACGAAAGTTGGATCACGCAGACTCTTGATACGTTAAAGGGCGAGATTCAACCGAAGCATACTAAGTTCTGGAACGACTTTATCTACGATTCAGGCGACTCGGTATCCGGAGCAAGAGGCACAACTACTATTCCTTCTTTGAGCAACATTGTCCGAAAGGGCGATATGTTGATGCTGGACTATCAAGAAGTTCTTGATTCCGCTCTAAGTCAAGAAGTAATTTCATGGATGACCCCATACTCATACGAAGAACGTGGGTACTATAATGTCAACCCATTTAACGTATTTGCTGGTGAAGGTAATCTGAAACTAAGACCTTCCGCTGATTTCTGGGTAGACAATCATCGCTTGCCTGATAGAAATATTACCAACGAAACCATTTACATTAAGTTGAATGATCTATCTGCATATGTTCCTAGAACTTGGACTGCTACCTTTGTTTCTACAAGAACCACAACTAGAGATTTGGGTGGACGTAGAATTAATGAGGCAGGTCGTGTCGAGCGAGAAATCGAAAGAACGACAACCACTCGCCGAGTTACTCAAAGAATTACTGAGCGTGTTCGCACTCGCGTAGTAAGCGATCAAATTGAAACTTTCGACGAAGATAAGATCATAGATGTAAGTACTGTTCCATTTATCCGAGCTCGACGAGTGCTCGGTAAAGCAGAAGGTCTGCGCCCAGATACACGTTTCTGGTTGTACTTCGACGGAGTTAGGATGGATCAGTGGGTATTGAGTCGGGACGAAGGTTCTTACACCACATTGCTGGACGCAGGTGCACAAAATAAACAATATGCGCCTGTTGCTACTTGGATGAAGAAGCATCCTAATTCTCTCAATGTTTCAAACGAAAACGTTCTTATTTCAGACCAATTCGGTAATCTGTATTTTGATTTGTTCATCCCGAATACAGCAGTCATCCCTGTTCCTGAATCTGAAGTGTTCCCTTACGAAGAAGAACTTGAAACTTGGTTGAAGAAAGTTAAAGAAGGTGTTGCTCGTTTCGGCGCAGGAGATCCTGCTGTTTATGACTATGCCGGATGGAAGTTTAGAGTTGGTTCGCGCGAAGTAAAACTTTTGGACGTTTCTTCTGGCGTAAGTAGCGACGCACTTTCTAGAGCGAAAACAAGATATCGCGCTGCTGGTCGTGCAATCACCAGAAGGAGAGATATTGTAAGCACTCGCGTTGTTAGAACTGAGGATTATATTGATCGAGTGGCAGAGACGTTAGAAAGCGAAACGATCTCGACAGAAAGCGAAGTTGTTTGGGTTCCATATGATCCATTGGCGCAGACTTTCTCGCTAGTCGCTTCATCCATGACTAGCGGAGCATTCATCACCAAGATTGATGTGTTTATGCGGAGAGCACCTGCTGCTAGTGAACCTCAAGTTCAACTACAGTTACAGATAAGAGATGTGACAAACGGAACTCCGAACCGTGCGCCTATAAGCGAGCAGCACTGTGTTTATAAGACCGCTAAAGAAGTGCGTGATGTGGTTGCTGCGATTCCTAATGTGACCGATCCTGACGAAACTACTCTGGATAATATTCTAGCGAACCCAGTAACTTTTGAGTTTGAAGAACCAATTTATATTCAGGCGGGTAAAGAATACGCTCTGGTTCTATTGTCAGACTGTGATGGATACGAGGCATTTGTAGCAACAACATATGATCTGGTAATCGGTAGAACTGATAAGCGTGTTTCTAAGCAACCTGCAACTGGTTCTCTCTTCTTGTCTCAGAACGGTTCTACTTGGACTCCAAAACAGAATCAAGATTTGGCATTCCGTATCTATACTGCGAAGTTCAAGAAGCAAGGATTTGTTAATTTCTACAATCAACCAGATTTTAGAGTTAACCACAATTATGCAACAAGTTTATCTGTTGATTCGGACGACCTAACTCGTTTCCGTGTTGAGCACAAGTACCACAACTTGCTAGACGGCGATAAGGTTATTATCCGAGGATTAGGATCAGGAACTGATTACAACGGTGTTACTGGCGGTTCAATTATGGACAGTGCCAACGTGGTTGTGGATCCTGATGTTAATGGTTATTATGTTGCCATTAATGACGGATCAACCTTTACTTCGACTGGTAAGTTTGGCGCAGATTCAGTAAGCAGTCTTTCCGCTTGTAATATCGACAGGTTTACTTGGAATGTTTCTGATGTAGAATTCACAGGAACCAGTATTCAGTATCAAGCAAGTTTCGTTAGCGGATTCTCGCATGGTAAGGTTGGACTTTCTACACCAACCCAAGACACCAGATTTGATATCGACGATACGTCAACCCCAGGAACAAATGGTAATGGAATGTTTACATTGACTCCATTTGAGACAATATACTTTGACACACCTCGTTACCTCGCTAATAGTGATCAAACTTTGAGTCCAACAGCGTTGAATGGAGAACCTTCAATCGTTGTTACCACTAAGTTACAAACATCTCAGGTTTCCAACTTTGGCGGTCCTAGAGCGCAATCTGTGAAAGCGTCTGGTTACGTTTCTGATTTGACTCCGATGATTGATATTCAAGGTGTCGGAGCAAACATGCTTAACTACATCGTTGACAACCAAGCATGGGATTCTGATGGTGCTGATACCGTAAGGAATGCTCCACAAGACTTCCTGCCTGAAACTCATCCGTTGTCTGGTACTACTCCATCCAAGCATATTACAAAACCAATTATCCTCCCTGAGGCAGGAAATGGTTTGCGAATTATTGCTAAGTTGCACGTACCGCCAGAAGCAGATTTCGATTTATATTATCGAACAACTACTGGCGATGATCAGGATATCTATACTGTAGACTGGGAGCGAGTCGTCCCAGATAATGATCCTCCTAAGAACCTGTATGTTCAGGGTCCTGGAGAGATTACATATAGCGAGTATAGGTATCTTCTAGGCGGGATTGATGGCAACCTTCCTGACTTCCGTCAGTTCCAAATAAAAATAGTGTTGAGAACCAGGAATAGTTGTCAAGTTCCGATCATTCGAGACATTAAAGCGATTGCTTTGATCTGATGAAAAAAGAACTTAGGCATGTTGAGGGTCATTCTAGTCTAGTTAAAGACCTCTCTACTGGCGCAATACTAAATACAAACAAGGAAGAAATACAGCGTGCACGCGAAATGAAAAAACGTGTAATCGCCAAAAGGGAAAAAGAAAAAGCGATGCAAGAAGATATCGCTGATTTAAAAAAAGAGTTCTCGGAACTTAAAGACCTAATAAAAACAATGATAGAGAAGCACTAAAATGTCGAATAACATGTTTCATGACAGCGACCATCCTCTATTTCAGACGACGGATACCTTTCAACAACTAATCACTGACCTTAATCATTTCGGTGATATTGTTGACTCAGATATGAAGTATCTGGATTCCGCTATTGGACCAGAAACATCAGGCAATTTGGGTAAGGTAAGGGGTTTGACCGACTTTACCGCGAACACCCTTGTAGACGCTCTCAACGAACTTGACAGCGACTTGCACGGTGCTGGTGGCGGTAGTGGTGCTGACTTGGACACCGAAGCGAAGGTGATTGTTGACGCCATTAATGAAATCGAAGCAGTATTTGATGCTAACGCAGGTAAGATTACCACTGACTCCGCTCTCGCCGTAATCACTGTTGGCGATGAAACGCACACAGTAACAGGCGATCTTTCATTCGATGTTCAAAATAACATTACCTTAGATGCTGATGGTGGGGTCATCGTCCATAAAGATGGCGGCGTCACTCGATTCAATCGTACGATGGGAACCAGTAACATAGATTCTGTAACTGGCGACTACACCATTTCAACTGATGGTCAGTTGACTCTGCAAGTAGCAGATTCTGCTTCTGGTATTACCTTCATGCGAGGTAGCAATACAAGATACGAGTACACCTTTGGTCCAGATAATAAACTAGAAGTAACTGGTGGATACCATATTGATGTTACAGGCGATATGACACTAGACACCTATGACGGTAATATTTACTTCTATAGAGACAGCGATCAGGTTATCAGTTGGAACCTCGCGCCAGCAGAAACTCGAATGGAAGTTGCTCGCACTCTCATGATTACTACCGCTGTTGGTGGTGTTACTCTTGATGCTGACTCGGATGTGCGCCTTGCTTCTGGTAATGGGCATATTCACTTTCAAACTGATTCTGTAGAAGGTTCTGAGTTTGCCAGTATTGTTAATAATTCCGGCGACATAATTTTCTACACTGGACTTTATTCTGCTTCACAGGAAGTGTGGAGAACTGACAGCGCAGATATCGTTTTCTCTCGAGCAATAGAAATGCCTGCCTCTGGTGATGCCACTCCGCATACAACTGCTAAAACTGTCCACGGAGCACTTGCCGAAGTCAACGCCAGAGTCCCGAACGTTTATGATCGCAATGGCACATTGTTGAACGCTTAAAGAAAGGATAATACAGTATGTCTGCTTGGAATAGCATACCGATAAAGATCCTAAACTCAAGCGGCGATCTTAAACAAATGACCTTGTTGGAAGAAGAACTCTTCGCCAACGAAGGTGGTCTTGCACTTGTCGGTGCATTCGATTCAGTAGGTAAACGATATTCCGGTGCTATTACCTTAACGAATACTGCTGAAGATTCTGCTATTGGTACTTTTACCGATACGTTCTACACTGATCCAATCGGAACGCACCCAGGAACGTCCATTTCCGCACCATCAACTACCACTACAACATTGTATCAGATGTTGGACTCAGTTTATGAGGTGCCATTTGATGGCGTAGTTGAGAACATGATTGTTGTAGATTCAGACGGTGGATTACACCCTATGGATTCTGCGAGTTATGAACTTCTTGCTCTCAGAGTAAACGAAATTGTCCATTCTGAAGAAAGAGTTGGAACTTTCAGGTTGTCCTCTACTCAACCATCAGCAGAATACGAAAAATGGATTGATACTTGCTTCAGTGATACTAAAACTGACGGGACAACTGATTATCATATTTGGCGCAAATTCACAATCAATGTTGACTCAGAAGTATATTATCCAATTAAACGAATAAACGATTTTGATTTTCAGGAGTTGTCGGCATCAGAAGTTGGTGAAATCGGTAACGGTATGATTCGTTATGGGTACTATACGAACGGAGTTGGTGAATACGAACTGCGCTCTTCAGCGCAAGGTGCTCCAACTGCTTCCGGAACTTGGGAAGCAAGAGGAACTGCTGTTGATACAAAGAACACCACACAGATTCTGCAATATGCTGGAACTCAGTATACTGGACAGTTCGCTACTCAGTACAGTGGACAGTACACTGGGCAATACACAAGATTAAGGTATGAAAATCCTCCCGCAACTTTCCTCGGTGTAAGGCAAGTTCTTTTTAGTGGATCACGAACTAAATCTGAATCCTTTGCTGGCGTTAGAGCAAATCCTGTAAACTTTGCGGGAACTCGTCAGTTTGCGGGGTCAAGGAACTATGCTGGGCAATACACAAGCGCCACAACACAGTTTACTTCTGCCTTGACTAACTTCTTGGGCGTGAGACCAGCAACAGATTATGTTCCAATGACCTTTACTGCTTTCGGAACATCCTCTTACCTTGGTTCTAGAAACTTCCTAGGAACTAGACCTGCTCCAGGAACCTTCACTGCTAATATTGCATCATCCTATGTGGGTGTTAGGCAAGCAAACTTCGCAGGAACTCGCTCTTATTCTGGAATACGCAGTTATACAACCTTTGGTGCGCCTACTCCTGGCACCTTTGTTGGACCAGCATTTTACACTGGTCAAAGATTAGGCAACACCGCACCTTTTGAAGCAGGTTTTCCGAATTTCTTTTCAGGGGTGAGACCAGGACCAACGAATAACTTTGTTGCGGTATCTGAAAACTTCTCTGGACCTGTTACGAATTTCTTGGGACCTGCTCCTGCAACTTTTACTGGATTCCCAACTTATTCTGGAGTCAGAGCAACACCTGCTAACTTCCTAGGAAATAATTATTTCGCATCCACTAACTATATTGCATATTCTGGGGTTCGTGCTTTCTTAGGAACTAGAGCAGCAAACTTCCCAGGAACTAGACAGTTTGCTGGCACTAGGCAGTTTGCTGGTTCAAGAAACTATGCAGGACAATATACAAGTGCACCTGTTAACTTCTTAGGAGTCAGAAACTTCGCAGCAAACTATACTGGCAACCGAAACTATGCTGATCAGTACTTGGGTCCTTCTAGTATCAACTTCACCGGAACAAGATCAGCAACATACACTGGTTATTATGCAGGGCAGTACACTGGACAATACACTAGATACTATACGAGACAGTTTGGTAATCAATATGCTGGCGAAACTCTGGTGGCAGTGCCAGTAGATGTGGAAACATATACACTATATACAAGGGTGTCAGCAACTTAAATTATTTTATATCATAGGAGTTTATGATGGCGACCAGAAAGTGGATGGACAATGCCTTTTGGCACAATGAAGAAAAAGAAATGGCAGAAGCCATTCTTTTAATTACTGACGAAAATAACAGAGAAATCTCTCAAGTCGTTACTGTCCGGAAGTTTGACATTAATGGGGATTTAAATCCCGACTTCACCGAATTGTTAGAACAGATTGGTGAGGAAAAAATTGACGAGAACACCAAAGAACGTCAAGAACGCAAATCCAAAGAAAAGGAAATCGACGAGCAAAGGAAGAAGGCAGAAGAGCAGGCGAGAGAGTTAGAAAAACTGTTTGACGCCAAGATCAAAATCCTAGAAATCGATCAAATCAAAAACACTTCCAATAAAACTTTAAAGAGCAAACTGCGACGTTCTAAGAATCTTGTAGAACTCAACTTGTACGCTCAACTAATCATGATGGAAGAACTTGGTATTGGATTTGTAACTAATGAAGCAGCAGAGTCAAAATAACGGATACTTGATTGTTGCCTCTAAAGAAGATGTCTACTATGCTTGGGCATTAAATCTTATAGAGCAGATAAAGGACTATCACCCCGAGGCAAAAGTCTGCTTTGTAACCGAAGAACGGTTTTGTGATGGTCGGGAAAAGATTGCTGATCATATAATTTTCTGCGACGACAACTACAGAGCGAAACTTTGGGGCATGGCTCAAAGTCCATTCGATAAAACTTTCTATATTGACGCAGATATGGAATGTTTGCATGAAGACATCGCCTTGGTGTTTGATGAACTCGGCGATAATGATATGGTATTCACTGACTTAAGAGAAGAGTGTTATCATATCTTTAGAGACATAGATTTTCCTGGCGGTAAGTTTACTCTTTGCGGTGGCGTTTGTTTGTATGATAGCAGCAACCCTCTAGTCATGGAATTTATGCAAGAATGGTATGACATTTATGTGCAGCAAAGAGCAGGTCATTGGTGGCCGACCGATGAAGAGGGGAACTATGATAAAGAAACTTACCCATACCATTTAAGGCATTGGGATCAGTTTACTCTTTGGTGGTTAACAGAAAAAGTTGAGAAGTATAAAGACTTGAAGATTGGTGTTTTTGAAGACAACTATCGTTGGAACTATTGGTCTTTGTTGCATAGGGAAGTGCCTATGCCAGAAAATACAGTTTTATATCATAAATCATATACTGCTACTAGAAATCTATCTGAAATAACAGCGATTCAGGTTGGGGATCATTTTGAAGGCAAACCATAAGCAGTTGCTAAACGTATAAATAGATTAATAAATTCATCGGCATAGCAGATAGTCATGGCGAAACCTTACAAATTACCAATTATTCAAAAAGATGCGTCTGGCAATTTGCAAAGGGCGACTTCTACCAATGAGAACTATCTCGCGTATCAGGCGGGATTGCGCTTTGCTGAAAGAGGGACTCTTGGTCCCACTGCTATTAAATCATCTATTACAATCGCGCATAGAGATTCTGCCATTGGTTCATACACTGACACTTTCTATAACGAAGCAGTAGGAACACACCCAGGATCTTCACTTTCTATTGGATCGACCACAACTACTCTCTATCAATTAAAGGGTGATAGTGCTTCCGGAGCAGTAAAACTGGACGACCAGAGTACGGGATTGTTTCGTCGTCCTGTTTATGAGTCGGACGGTAACATATTTGATATGGATTCTGATGCTATGGATGGCATCGGGCAATCGCTCATGTCAATTATACAGTCAAATGAATATCCTGGATCGCAAAGACTTGCTGCCTCTGCTCCGAGCGGAGACTGGTCTGCCACTCTTTCTAATGTTTTTACTGATACAACTACAGATGGCAATGTAACTCAGTATAGTATTTGGCAGAGACAGACTATTACTGCTCCTGCTAAATGTAATGCGATGCACGTCAAACGAACACAGTATGGTTCCTATCCTCTAGCGTCATATGATGGTGGTTTAGAAGCGATGACTGATTCAGAGATGTCGCTTACCTTTGGACAGATAGCAGGAAAATATTTTAGGCATGGAGAAGTCGGTACATACGAACTACGCTCATCGGCACAGGGCGCACCTACGAGAACAGGAACTTGGGAAGCACGTGGTACAGCTGTAGACACTCGTTATACTACTGCGGACCAACAATACGCAGGTCAGTACACTGGATATTCTAATGTTCAATATTCTGGTACTAGGAACTACGCTGCCACTTATACTTCTCCTGCCAATTTTACTGGAGTGCGAGCATTTGGTGGTTCGAGAAACTATGCTGGTAACTATACAAGTCCTGCCAATTTTACTTCTCCAGCAGTTTTTGCGGGAACGAGACCAGCAAACTATGCTGGTGTAAGAACAGGTTCTTATGTAGGAAACCGTGCATTTAACTTCCTTGGCACCACCCCAGCAAACTATACTGGACCAAGAAGTTTTGCTGGTACAAGAGCAGCAAACTTCCTAGGAACAACTCCAACATATTACGTTGGACCCAGAAGTTTTGCTGGTACGAGATCTGCTGCATTTGGAGGTGTTACGCCAACATATTATGTTGGACCAAGAAGTTTCTTGGGTCCAAGAAGTGCTTATTTCTCTGTCACCACCCCTGCAAACTTTGCGAGATCCGTTTACTTCGAAGGAGCGCAACAAACATTTGGTGGATCTGCAAACTTCAATGGTCCAATGCCAGCAAACTTTGGCGTTTATCAGTCGTTCTTGGGTGTTGGCGGTTATCAAGGGGCAAGGGTATTCACTCGTTTCCAACCTTTTGAACCACTCCCCTTTACTGGATTGCGCTGGTTCCAAGGACCGAAGAACTTTAACGGTTGGCGATTATTCGCTGGATCGAGAACTTGGCAGTTTGCTGGCACCAGAAACTATGTCGGTCCTCGTGGGTATCTTGGGGTAAGAAACTATCTTGGCAGTAGAACATCATCTTATCTCGGCACAAGAAACGCATACTTCGCCGCGAACTTTAACTTCTTGGGAACCACTCCAGCGAACTATACTGGTGTGAGACCAGGAAGTTTTGCGAGCAATAATAACTTCCTCGGAGTAACACCAGCAAACTATTCTGGAGTGAGGGCAGGAAACTTTGCATCAAATGCTGCTTTCCTAGGTGTAACTCCCGCAAACTATTCTGGTGCGAGATCTGGTACTTTCACCAGTCCAGTCCCTGGCACCTTTGCTGGTTTTGCGAATGCTAACTTCACAGGTATTCGAACATTTGGTGGTACCAGATCCTTTGGTGGATCTAGAAACTATGCAAGCTCTAACTACCTCACACCAGGAACATTTTTGGGCATACGAGGATTTGCTGGATCAAGAACTTATACTGCGAACTTCACTGGAAACTATACTGCTCAATACACTGGGCAATACACTGGTGCGACACTAACTAATACTCCGGAGACGATTGAAACTTATACGCTATATGTGAGAGTTGATTAATATTATGGATTTTTATGCTGAACCGATGAACACTGCGATTATTCGCAATGAAGAATTCTTAGATCTGTTAAACGAATATTCTGATTTAGTACAAACGATTGACATTGCAAAAGTCAGCAACTACAACAAAGATGATGATGCTGACTGGTACACTGGAGACGATTACCGCAAACAAATAATCTACAAAGGTAGAGAACATTTTGGATACCCAGAATCATCGATGGGATTTGAACTGAGAGCGGAACACTTTCGATACGCCGATATCGACAAACAAGTAGAACTCGCGGGAAAGGGTGAACAACTTGTTGATGATGTTTGCATTTATCTTGGTGCTCACCGTAAAGCACTTTCTATGGTTTACCCCCCAAAAGGTTATATTGGTTGGCATAACAACGCCAACGCACCAGGATTTAATATTATCTTTACTTGGTCTGAAAGCGGTGACGGGCAATGGGAACATATTGATCCCAAAACCAAAGAACATGTAGTAATCCCTGACGTGAAGGGTTGGCAGTGTAAGTATGGATATTATGGAACATATGAAGAACCTGATAGACTTTTATATCATGCTGCTAAGACCAATTGCCTCAGAACTACTATAGCATTCGTCTTTAATGGTGATGAACGAGGAAAAGCAATGGCCGAAAACGTGATTGAGGAAATAGAAACTGCCTAAATAGTAGTTGTACTGATTTATAACTATAAAAAGGTAACACCTTGGCATCATCAGCACAGTTTATCCCATACGTAGACGATACGTATCATGATTCTGGATATGTTGGCGGCGAGCATAGACTCGTCGTTGAACTAACAGCGCAAGACGCAACAGTCTCTGGAGTTGCCGAGCGCAAGATTACTGGATCTGGCGCTGCCCAATCACAAGATTCTTCCGTCTCAGGTACTACCAAGAGAACTGTAACAACAATCGAAGCAGATTTAACTGCTGATGAGATTGGTGTTTCTTCCGTAACTGGTAATGGTGAACGTGAAGTTGTCTCTGAGGTCGCTGCCCTCGTTGTATCTGACGCATCAGACGTCGCAGGTATTGCCGAACGTAGTGTAGTAGATACTGATGCTACTCCTGCTGCTCAAGAATCTTCTGTTTCTGGAACCACTGTAATCACAAGTAATGGTAGTGGTTCCCCGCAAGCACAAAATTCTACTGTTTCTGGTTCCGCTACAGCAACTAGAAATGCATCAGGTGCTGTATCTGCTCAAAATGTAGCAGTAGATGGTGCCGCCGAACGCGAAATAACACAAGTTGGATCAGCGGCACTTCAACCTATCACTAATAATAATGTATCTGGAGAAGCACGTGCTTCTCGTACTGCTCAAGGCACGTTACAACCTACTGCTAACAATGTAGTTGCTGGCGTTGCTGAAAGAATCATCGATGATCAAGGTGGCATTACAGTAACAGCGGAATCATCTTCTGTTTCTGGATCAGGTAATCAAGGGTTTGTAACATCACCTACGATATCTGCTCAAGACGTTACTGTATCTGGCGTAGCAGAAAGAACTATTGTATCTGAGAGTGCTGCGATACAAGCACAAAGTAGCACCGTTGCTAGTGCCGCCGAGAGGGTTATTACAGGTTCTGGTGCTCCGCAACCAACTTCAAATAACTTAGTCTTTGGTGTTGCCGAGCGTGTTATTGAACTTGAAGTACATGGGCAAGTTGATGGTGATGTAAACGCAGATCCATCTAGTGCCTCTGGTGTCGCAGAGCGTATCATCGCAGATGTAGATGCCACACCTGCTTCTCAAGATGTTACTGTTTCTGGTGTATCGGAAAGAACCATAGTTGGATCGGGAACTCCTACTGCTCAATCTTCTGTTGTTGCTGGTGTATCTGAACGTGAAATCACTGGATCTGGTTCTTTACACGATGACGAATCAGTTATTACTGATGTTGCTGGTGATGGCGAACGTTCTATTGTAACTGTTGTCTCAGCAGCAGAAGTAGATACTCCTTCTCAAGTTACAGTAACAGCAAATATTGGACGAGTAACTTCCGCTGCCTTACAACCATCAGAAAACAATGTAGTTGCTGGCGTTGCTGAGCGTACTATAGTTGCTGGAGCAATAGCACTAAAACCAACAGAAAATAACATTACAAATATCACCGCAACTAAAGGACCATCAGTCTTAAGTTCTTCTCTACAAACGAGTGGTAGTGGTACAGGTGGTTTTGCTGAGCGCAGCATTGTTGATGTAGATACTGTTCTTGCTGCTGATTCTTCAACTATAGAAACTGGAGTCGCTGAGCGCACCATAGTTGGAGTTGACACTGATTTAACTGCTGCTGAAGTTGGAGTAGCGGCAACCACAGGTAACGCTGAACGAAACGTTGTTACTCAGGTAAGTGCGCTTGCGATAGATGATCCTTCTGCTGTTGTTGGTGCCGCTGAGCGCATCATTGTAGACGTCAGCACTGCGCTTGCTGCTCAATCTTCTAGTATTGAAACTGGTGTTGCGGAAAGGACTATAGTTGATGTTGACACCGCTCTTACTGCCCAGTCTTCGACGGTTGGTGGTGTATCTGAAAGAACTGTAAGAGATCCGATACCACCGCAAGTAGCATCTCAGGACGCAATAGTATCGGGAGTCGCGGAAAGAGAAATACGATCAGGCGCGACCTTATCTGCTCAAAATGTAACTGTTGTTGGCACAGCAGAAAGAGAAATCACTGTCGTTGACGGAGCATTAACTGCTTCAGAGATAGGATCTTCTGGTGTTGCTGGTGTAGCAGAACGCGAGATTGAAACTAACAACGTTGTACAAGCACTCGCTGTTGATTCTTCTTCTGTAGCAGGAACAGCAGAACGTACAATCAATGATGTTGATGCTACTCCTGCTGCTCAATCTTCTGTTGTTGTAGGTACATCCGAACGTACTGTTATATCTGTTGAAGCAGATCTAACCGCTGATGAAATCGGTGTTTCAGTAGTTGCTGGTAATGGTGAGCGCGAAATAATCACCGAGCAATCTGCGCTAATAGTTGACGATCCTTCCGATGTTTCTGGTGTTGCCGAGCGTGAGATTAGGTCAGCAGTTACTCTTACCACCGATGCGCCAGTTGTAACTGCTGTTACAGAAATAACTTCTAACTCAACAGGTGCTATACAGGCGCAGGATGCTGTTGTATCTGGCGTAGCAGAAAGAACTGTCGTATCTGTTGAAACAGATCTAACTGCTGCTGAAGTTGGTGCTTCCGGTGTCGCTGGTGTAGCAGAACGCGAGATTGAAGACGATGGCGTTACCCATGCTCTAAGACCTACGCTCAACAACGTTGTTGCTGGTGTAGCAGAGCGTGAGATTAGATCAGCAGTTTCCTTAACTACACAAGATGCAGCAGTTAATGGATCTGGTATTAGAACTATAAACGATATTGATGCAACTTCTTCTGCTCAATCCTCTACCGTTTCTGGCGTATCAGAGAGAACTATTGTTATTGTAGATGGCGATCTAAGTGCTTCGGAAGTTGGTGCTTCGGGAGTCGCAGGCGTTGCTGAACGTGAGATTGATGATAACCTTGCTACGCATGCCCTAAGACCTACTGTTAACAACGTTGTCGCTGGTGTAGCGGAACGTGTTATAACAGCAACTGGTTCACTACAACCTAGCGATTCACAGGTAGAAGTTGTACCAGAAATTGTTGCCAATTCGTCAGGAACGCCAAAGGCGCAAGAAGCAACTGTATCTGGCGTAGCAGAAAGAACTGTCGTAATAGTAGACGGCGATCTAACTGCTGCTGAAGTTGGTGTTTCTTCTGTAACTGGTAACGGCGAACGTGAAGTTGTAACAGAATACGCTGCTTTGGTGGTAGCGGATGCATCTGATGTTACTGGTGTGGCAGAACGTGCCGTTGTTGACACTGACGCAACTCCTGCTGCTCAATCTTCGACTGTTGCTGGTGTATCTGAAAGAACCGTAGTTGGTTCTGGCGCTGCTGTTGTTCAAGATGTAACAGTAGTTGGAGTTGCTGAAAGAGTAGTTGTCATAGTAGACGGTGCTCTAACTGCTGCTGAAGTTGGTGCCTCCGGAGTTGCTGGTGTTGGTGATCGAGAAGTTGATGACCAAGGTGGACTATCTGTAGAAGCAGGATCATCTTCAGCATCTGGTGTTGCTGAGAGAATAGTGGTTGTAGCAACAGGTGTGCCAGATAGTAATGGCGTTGCAGGTTTAGATGCTCAACCTTCAGTAGTTAATGCTGTAACTAAACGAACTGTATTCTCGATAGAAGCAGATCTAACCGCTGATGAGGTTGGTGTATCTTCAGTAGAGGGTGTTGCCCAACGTACAGAGTTGACTGAGGCGATTCCGCTGGTTAAAGCATTTAGAATATATAAACCTGCATTGTCGACAATTACTATCAGACGACCACTTGGTCAGATTGAAGTATAAATAGAATAGTTAAAAAAGATACTTGGATATAACAGATGGCATTGTATGAAGATTTATATGTAGATCAAGGAGCAGACGCTAGATGGCGTTTGAGACTTCTTGACGCAGATGCATCTTACAGGGATTTAGCGAATACCACTGTTAGAGGAAAGATTAATCGTAGTTATGGGGCAGACTCCTCAGAAGCAGTTTCATTTGACGCTAGAGTTATTTCCCCTGCTAGTGACGGGATTATTGATATAATCCTCACTAACACACAAACCGACTCCTTGACCAGGAGGAGGTATGTTTATGACGTGGAGATTGAATATACGGATTCAGCATCAGGTAATCCGTATGTTGAACGAATCTTAGAAGGTAAAATAATTGTCTCTAAGAGCGTAACTAAATAATTTTTAAATCATTGAGGATTATAAATAATGGGTATTAAGACTAAATCAAGTCTTGGAAAGTTGACGGGCACCGCCACAGTTATCCGAAAGGATGGCACTCGTGAAGAGGTGAAAGTGACCGCAAAAGTCTCGAAAGAGCAACTCGCTAAACTTGTCGCCGACGGCAAAGAGCGGGATGAAAAACAAAAGTAATAAATCCTAAAGGAGATTAAAATGGCTGTTACTCACCCAACTGATGTTCGCAACGGTATTGCGGATTATGTTGTTGACCTGATTGACGCTGGCGGTGCTGGTTCTATTAAGTTCCAGAATGGTGGTCAGAACGACTCAGTAGTTGCTTCACTTGCTTTTAGCGCAACTGCTTTCGGTGCTGCTGCTAACGGTATTGCTACTGCTGCTGCAATCACAGACGACACTAACTGTAAAGCAGGTACTGTAACTAAGTTTACTGTATTCTCTGGCGCTGGTGATTCTTGCTTCACTGGTTCAGTTACTGCTACTGGTGGCGGTGGCGACATTATCTTGTCATCTACCTCTATCGGTGCTGGCGATACTATCAGTATTTCTTCACTGACTTACGAAGCGCCAAACTGATTTAAAACGAATCAGTTGTTGATTCGTGATGAATAAAGATCAAGGGGGAGTATCCTCCCCCTCAACTTGCCTGAGGAAATAATGGTATGGCCGAACTCACTCTAAGAAACGTAAAAGGATCTGCACTAACCTTCACAGAGTTAGACTCCAACTTTCAGGCATTAAATTCAGATGTTACAAACAATTATGTAACTCTCGGCACTAGTCAAACGATTAGCGGTGCTAAGACGTTCTCTAATACTTTGACTGCATCCAACGGTGCTGTCTTAAATGGTCTGACCTATCCTACTGTTGATGGTGCTATCAATCAGTTTATAACCACAAACGGTTCAGGCACACTTTCTTTTGCAACTGTAGAATCATATGATTCCGCGAAAGTTCTAGGTCAGATTGATTCTGCTGCTGTTACACTAACTGGTACGCAATCTGTTTCTGGTGCTAAAACTTTTACTAATACTTTAACAGCATCTGGTGGTGCGGTATTAAACGGATTGACTTATCCTGTTTCTGATGGCGCAATTAATCAGTTTATAACTACGAATGGATCTGGTGTACTTTCCTTTGCTACTGTTGAGTCGTACGATTCGGCAAAGGTTCAAGGTCAAATTGATTCAAATGCCCCATTGTTCCTTAGCAGCGGTGCTACCGATAACTACACTACTGGTACGCTGACGTTCGATAACGGAACTACACTTACTGCTGCTGCTGGTGCAACTGTTAACTTCAGTAACACAACAGGAACAGCACCTTTTACTGTTGCATCAACAACTAAAGTAACAAACCTCAACGCAGATCAAGTTGATGGTTTTAATGGTATCGGAATTTACGACTCTGCTGGTACATTGCTGAACGGAGCATAACATGGCGGTAGTTTCATCTCGCGCTGACCTGATCGAATTTTGCCTTCGTAGACTGGGTGAACCAGTTGTTGAAGTCAACGTCGATGAAGATCAAATCGAAGATAAGATTGATGATGCCATTCAGTTGTATCAAGAGTTTCATCACGACGCAACTATGCGCGTCTATTACGAACATCAGTTAACATCTGACGACATTACAAACAAATATATTACTCTACCTACAAATATATTGTATGTAACTAAAATGTTCCCTGTTAGTGCTTCGGTCATTAACAGTTCTAATTTCTTTTCATTCAACTACCAATTTGCCATGAGCGACTTTCATCAAATGTCTGATGTTGGTTATGGCGGTCTGTCGTACTATGACCAAGTTCGTCAGTACATGGAGTTGATTGATATGAAAGTCAATGGTCTACCTTTAATTACTTTTGCACGTCGGCAAAATCGTTTATATATGCACAGCGATATTGAAGACGGCACCTTGAGTGCTGGAAAATATATTGCTCTTGAAGTTTATCAAACCGTTGATCCAACAACGCATACCAATATCTACAATGATATGTTCATTAAGGACTATACCACTGCCCTTATCAAAGAGCAGTGGGGTCAAAATATGTCAAAGTTTGAAGGTATGCAACTTCCTGGCGGCGTCACCATTAGTGGCGCTCGCTATATCGAAGAGGGCAGAGAAGAACAGGAAAAGATTCGAGAAAGAATGCGTCTCGAACAGGAAGTGCCGCCAGACTTCTTTGTAGGATAACGTCATGGCAACTTCAGTACACTTTCGCCACAACGTAAAATCTGAACAAGCTCTCTACGAAAATCTAATCGTTGAATCTCTCAAGTTCTATGGGCAAGATGTTTATTATCTGCCCCGAGAAGTTGTGTCCAGAGATATGGTCTTTAATGATGAGATTCTTTCAGAGTTTCGATATGCATTCAAAGTAGAAGTCTATGTTGAAAACGTAGAAGGATACGATGGAGAGGGCGACCTCTTTCAAAAGTTTGGTGTAGAGATCCGTGATGCTGCCACAGTTATTATGGCTCGCCGTAGATTTAACAGCGAGATTCGTCAGTATGTTGAGAAAAAAGATGATGTCTACTATCGTCCTCGCGAAGGCGACCTGATACACATTCCATTATCTGGTTCTACCTTTGAGATTATGAAGGTAGAAGATGAGAATCCTTTCTATCAGTTAGGGCAACTTCCTGTATTCAGAATGAGACTTGAGTTGTTCGAGTACAGTGGAGAACGGTTCAGTACTGGTACATATCAGGGCATCGACGACATTGAAGAGTTCGCCGCATATCAGTGGCAACTTACTATGGACTCTGCCTCTAATGGATTCACTAGAGGGGATAGAGTTACTCAAGCATTCGACGATTATGTTGTTACTGGTGAAGTTGTACACTGGTCTGATTCCGATAATATTATGAGACTTGCCAACGTTGGTAACACCTCTGGTGAGTACAAGTCCTTTACTACCACAAGGCAAGTTTTCTCTGTTGATAGCGTCGGAGTTGCGACTTCTATCGCTACTCCTATTGCTGTTGCTGAACTACAACAGATTCAATCTGGCGCTGCTGGTGGAGATATAAATCCAATAGGAGCGAGCAGTACTTGGACTTCTAACGTCACTGACTTTGATGTTTCTGTATTAGAGTTCGTAGACTTCAGCGAAGATAATCCATTTGGGGATTTTAGTTAATGTTTGGCGGTCATTTTTATCACGAGCGAGTTAGGAAGTGCGTCGCAGTATTTGGTGCGATGTTCAACAACCTATACATGATTCGCCGTGATGGTAATAATGTTTATGCCCAGCAAAAAGTTCCTCTGGCGTATGCGCCTGCTCGTAAGTTCTTAGAACGTATCAATGAAATGAATCAGGGCGAGGATAATGAAAGACAGTTAGCAATCAAACTGCCTCGTATGTCCTTTGAAGTTCTATCAATTGCGTATGATGCTCAACGACAACTTCCTAAGACCAATTATTTTACTAGAACTGGTATTGAAGACAGTCAGAAAGCGAGTAAGTTCTACACTGCAACTCCATACATTATTACGTTTGAACTTAATGTTTATGCTAAACAGCACAACGATGCCCTACAAGTAGTAGAACAAATATTGCCTTACTTTGCTCCACAATACACAGTAAGTTTTAAACCGATTGAAGATTATCCGGATATCAAAGAAGACGTTCCTGTAATATTACAGTCGGTAGCATTTACTGATAACTTTGAAGGAGCGATGGAAGATCGTCGTACGATAATCTATACCTTGACCTTTGATATGAAAGTAAACTTCTATGGTCCAAAACCAGACGAAGGCAAGATTATTACTCGTATCGACATGGATATGTACAATATGGATATTAACTCTGCTGACTCTGATAGGTATTTGGAGACTGTAAGAGTTGAAACGAATCCTCGTCCAGTTTCATTGGACTCTGATTATACCGTATCGCCGTCAATACTAGATAGTGATACCTATGTGCCTCATGACTATTTTAATAATCCATAATGGAATCAGATAAAGATAATGACTACCAGTTCGCCAGAGAAACTCTGTACGATTTAATCGGCAAGGGTCGCGACGGTGTAGAAGAAATGATTGAAGTCGCTAAGAGCAGCGAACACCCCAGAGCATATGAAGTTCTTGCCAAACTTATAAAAGACACCTCTGATGTTTCTCAACAGTTGATGAACCTTCACAAGCAAAAGAAGGATATAGAAAAGGAAGATGTCAAGGCACTACCTAAACAAGAAACGACGAATGTTTTTATCGGTTCAACTACCGATCTTCAGCGTGCGCTGAAACAAGTGAACGAAAAGGATATTACTCCTCAACATGATGCCCTCGCAGATTCAGGACACGACCAAGTCTAAACCCGACACGCACTATCTCGGTAATCCTCATGTCAAGAAAGATGGCATACAGGAGGATTGGACTCAAGAAAAAGTTGCCGAGTACGCCAAGTGTATGTCGGACCCTGCTCACTTTGCTACTAACCATTTAAAAATCATTAATCTCAACGATGGTCTAGTCCCGTTTGAGTTGTACCCATATCAAGAGGAAATGTTCCGGCAATTTAATGACAACCGTTTTACTGTTGTCCTTGCTTGTCGTCAGTCTGGTAAGTCTATATCCTCGGTAGCATATCTCCTTTGGTATGCTATATTTCACCCTGAGAAAACTGTAGCAGTCCTTGCTAACAAGGGTGCGACTGCGAGGGAGATGCTTTCGCGTATCACCTTGATGCTAGAGAACCTGCCTTTTTATCTACAACCAGGATGTAAGGTTCTAAACAAAGGTAGTATAGAGTTTAGTAATAACTCAAAGATATTTGCCGCAGCGACTTCCGGATCATCTATTCGTGGTCAGTCTGTAAACCTACTGTTCCTTGACGAGTTTGCGTTCGTCGAAAGGGCAGCGGAGTTTTACACCTCAACTTACCCTGTGGTTTCGTCAGGTAAAGATACGAAGGTGATCATTACATCTACCGCCAACGGTATCGGTAATCCTTTCCATAAGATATGGGAAGGTGCCGTACAGGGTGTGAATGAATATAAACCGTTCCGTGTAGATTGGTGGGACGTTCCTGGGAGAGACGAGAAGTGGAAAGAAGAAACGATTAATAACACTTCTCAGATACAGTTTGATCAGGAGTTTGGCAACACCTTCTTCGGTACAGGCGATACGTTAATCAATGCCGAGACCCTGTTAAACCTGAAGGCAGGTCGACCCAAGAAAATTCTCGAGGGCGGTGATCTACTTGTTTACGATGAACCTCGCAAGGGGTCACAATACGTCATGTGTGTTGACGTAAGTAAAGGGAGAGGACAGGATTATAGTACGTTTAACGTCATCGACATTAGCAGTAGACCTTTCAAACAGGTAGCAGTGTATCGCAACAATCTTATTTCTCCACTACTCTTCCCAGATATTATTTATAAATGGGCGACTTCTTACAATCAAGCATATGTGGTGATAGAATCTAACGATGCAGGTCAACTGGTTTGTTCTGGATTATATCACGAACGAGAATATGAAAACGTGCACATGTCCTCTACAGTAAAATCTAGTGGTATCGGCGTAGAGATGACAAGACGAACTAAACGTCTTGGATGCTCAGGATTTAAAGACTTACTGGAAGAGCGCAAACTTGACATTGTGGATGAAAACACTATACTAGAAATAAGCACCTTTGAAGCAAAGGGTGCATCATACGAAGCGAAAGACGGGAATCACGATGACTTGGTCATGAACCTTGTTATGTTCGGTTTCTTGGTACAAACTACATTCTTTGCAGAGATGACTGATATCAATATTAAGAAAATGATGTTTGAGCAACGTATGCAAGAAATAGAAGAAGACGTCCCACCCTTCGGATTTAAGCAAGAAGAAGTTCCTGAAGTATCATATGAGGAGAAGGCAGACCCATGGTTGGTCTATAACCCTGAGGATTACGCCTAAATATACCAACTTATAAATAAATGCATTGAGCACTTAGGTGCCGACCTTATAATGTATAAAACTTATAATTTCTTTTTGCAAAGAGGAAACTAAAATGGCACTTACAGCTCCATCTCTGTCTCCTGCTATCGTAGTTCGCGAATTCGACTTGACCCCTGTGGTCCCAAATGTTGATACTTCGCTTGCTGGATATGTCGGAGCATTTAAGTGGGGTCCCGTTGAAGTACCAACTATCGTCTCTAATGAAGATGAACTCGCAAGAGAGTTTGGTACGCCAGATGCTGATCACGCAGTAGATTATTTCTCCTGTGCTCAGTACCTGCGTTATTCTGGGAACCTGCAAGTCTGTCGTGCGATTCCATCTGGTAGCGTCGCTATCGGTGACAGCGCACTTAACTCTTCTTTGACTGCTACTAAGCACCAAGTCAAGAATGAAGATCACTTCGAGCAACAATCTGGACTCGACATGTTTGTCGCAAAGTATCCAGGAGAGCTCGGTAACTCTCTCGCAGTTTCTATTTTCGCTATTGAATCAGGCGAAACTGACTCATCTGCTCAGACTGCCACTAACTGGGCAGCATGGGATTATTCAGATAAGTTTGATGCTATCCCAGGAACTTCTCAATGGGCACTTGACCGACCAGGAACTGTGTTACATGACGAAATTCACCTTGTAGTAGTTGACTCAGACGGTCTTATCTCAGGAACTAAAGGAACTGTCCTCGAGACATTCCCATTCCTGTCTGTCGCTTCTGGCGCCAAGACTGTAGACGGTTCTGACAACTTCTTCAAAACTGTGCTGAACAACGGTTCAAATTATATTTGGTCCGGTGATGTCGACTCAGTAAACACCATTGCTACTGCCACTTGGGGCACTGCTCCTGCTACTTCAGGAACTACCAACTACGCCACTAACGTATCTTGGTCTGAAGACTCTGCTAACACTGCTCTTTCTGGTGGACGTGATGGCGCTGCTTTGGATGTCGGTGATATCCAAAACGGATTCGATGAGTTCGAAGACGTAGAGCAAATTGACGTTTCATTGTTGATTGCTCCAAGTATGTCGTCGACGACTGATCAAGTCACTCTCGTTAATGACCTCGCCGCAATTGCTGGCGTAACCCGAAAAGATTGTGTTGCTATTGCGTCGCCTGCTCGCGATGACGTTGTTAACAACATTGATCCAGTAAATGACACTCTGGAAACTACTAATCAGTTTACAGCGTCTTCTTACTTGATCGTTGATAACAACTTCTTGCGTGTATACGACAAGTACAACGACAACTACATCTACATTCCTGCTGCTTCTACCACTGCTGGTATTATGGCTGCTGCGGACACAAACTATGGTCCATGGTGGTCACCTGCTGGTGAGCGACGCGGTGAGTATGTTGGTGTGACCAACCTCGCTTATTCACCAAGTAAAGCAGAGCGTGACGAACTGTACAAAAAGGGTGTAAACCCAATTGTTCAGTTCCCAGGACGTGGTATTATCCTGTTCGGCGACAAGACTAAACTTGCTCGACCATCTGCGTTTGATCGCATCAATGTTCGACGCTTGTTCCTTGCTCTCGAGAAAGCGATCTCTGTTGCTGCACGTAACTTCCTGTTCGAATTCAACGACGAGTTTACTCGCGCCGAGTTCGTAGCGATTGTAGAACCTCTCCTGCGAGAGATTCAAGCACGTCGTGGTATTCAGGACTTCTTCGTACAGTGTGACGAGCGTAACAACACCCCAGAAGTTATCGATCGTAACGAGTTCGTTGCGACACTCTTCATCAAGCCATCTAGAAGCATCAACTTCATCACGTTGAACTTTGTTGCTACTAGAACTGGTGCGAACTTTGAAGAGATCGTTAACTCTGGCATTCAATTCTAACCCGTAACGACTACAAGGAGATACTAAAATGGCAATTCTTAATGTAGATCAGTTTCGCGGTAAGTTGGTCAAGGGTGGCGCTCGTGCCAATATGTTCGAGGTCAAAGTCAACTTCCCAGGATATGCTGGTGGTGACAATGAACTTGCCTCATTTATGTGCCGCAGTGCCCAGTTGCCTGCTAGCACGGTTGGACTGGTAGAAGTACCATTCCGAGGCAGGATCATTAAGTTGGCAGGCGACCGAACATTCGAACCATGGACTATCACGGTTTACAATGATGTAGACCACGAACTCCGTGGTGCGTTTGAGGCATGGATGAGCGGTATCAACACCCATGAAAGCAACGAAGGTCAACAGTCAAATAACTCTGGTATCGGCACATATGCTGTTGATATGGAAGTTCATCAGGCAGATCAACAGGGTACACCAAGTTCTAAGGGCAAGTACATCCTTAAGAATGCGTTCCCAACTAACGTGTCTGCTATTGACCTTGATTTTGCTCAGGCGGGTGAAATCGAGACCTTTACTGTGACAATTGAGTACGACTACTGGACGAATAGTGCTATTCTTGGATAACTTGCAAGAAGACTATAAGTAAAGTAAAGCAGGGGGAGTTCGCTCCCCCTTTCTTCCACAACTGAGATTTCAAATATGGCAGAAGGCGACGGAATTAAATTATTTGGTTTTGAGATCAGGCGGTCTAAAAAAGATCAGGATGCTGTAACACCGGCTCCTGCTGCATCAGTTGTTCCGCCAACTGACGACGATGGCGCAGGTTATGTAACTGCTCCTTCGTATGCATATGGCACTCACATGAATATCTATGCCGATCTTCAAGTAAAAGATCAGGCAGACCTCATTCGAAAATATCGTCAAGCAGCAACTCACCCTGAAGTTGATATGGCGATTGAAGAAATTGTAAACGAAGCAATCGTAATACCTGACGACGAAAATGTAGTAGAAGTCAATCTTGATAGGGTTGATGTTTCTGTTGGTATTAAGAAAAAGATTGTTGAAGAATTCCAAAATGTTTTGAATATGCTCACCTTTAATGAGCGTGCTCATGACATTTTCCGTAGTTGGTACATTGACGGTAGACTGTACCATCACCTGATTGTTGATAACGCAAACATGAAAGCAGGTATTCAAGAGGTTCGATACATCGACTCTATGAAGATGCGCAAGGTGCGTAACGTCAAGAAGAAAGAAGATAAAGCATCAGGTGTAAAAGTTGTAAACAAGGTTGAAGAGTTCTATCTTTTCTCTGATAAGAACTTTGAAACCAAGAAAGGTGTTCCTGCTGGTGTAGATCCAACAGCGAACCAAGCAGTTAAACTCAGCGTTGACTCAGTAAGTTATGTCACTTCAGGTGTACTGGACGACACGAAAGCGAAAGTCATTTCTCACCTTCATAAAGCACTGCGACCAATTAATCAGTTGCGTATGATGGAAGACTCCTTGATTATCTATCGACTGGCGCGTGCACCCGAGCGAAGAATCTTTTACGTTGACACTGGTAACTTGCCGAAGGGTAAGGCAGAAGAGTATGTAAACTCTTTGATGACTCGCTACAGAAACAAACTGGTATATGATCAGGCAACTGGCGAACTGAAAGATTCCCGTAAGCATATGTCTATGCTTGATGACTTCTGGTTACCACGCCGAGAAGGTGGTCGCGGAACTGAGGTGACTACACTTCCTGGCGGTTCAAATCTTGGTGAGATTGATGACATCAAGTATTTCCAGCGCAAGGTTTATCAAGCACTGAACGTGCCAGTATCTCGACTGGAGCAGGAGCAAGCGTATTCGCTCGGTCGTGCTACTGAGATCAATCGTGAAGAAATTAAATTCCAGAAGTTTATCTCACGATTACGTGCTAGATTCAGCAAGTTGTTCATTCATATTCTTCGACAGCAACTTGTACTGAAAGGAATTATTACTGATAGTGATTGGATGGAACTGTTCCACAATCGCATTCGAGTAGACTTTTATAAAGATAATCATTATACTGAACTGAAAGATGCTGAAGTGTTCCGAGAGCGTTTAGGTCTAATGGATCAAGCATCCCAGTATGTTGGTGAATATCTTTCTAAAGAATGGGTAATGAAAAATGTATTTCATTTTACCGATCAAGAAATAGAAGAAATGGACCTCGCTATAGCGAATGAAGGTCCCAAAGAAGATGAACTAGGTGATGAACCAGCAGGAGATGATGATGGAAACTAAACCTGAAGTTGAAATGAGTGATGTCTCAAACGAGACACAAGAACCTGTAACTGTTACAGTTGCTGATTTGGTGAACTCAATTGAAAAGGGTGATGCTTTCACCTCTAGTAAAATGTTCCAAGATTTGATTCAAGATAGAATCAATGATGCTATGGACCAAGAAAAGATTCGAATCGCCAATCAAGTTTATAACGGTGCCGAAGAAGAACTTTCTGATGAGGAAGTAGAGGCAGCAATAGACGAGGTTGATGCAGAAATAGAAGCGGAAGCGGAAGCAGAGACTGAAGTTGAAGTCGAAGCAGAGGCAGAAGCGGAACCAGAAGTTGCTGAGGTTGAAGAACCTGAAGTAGAAGAAGAACCTACTCCAGAAGAACCAGTAGCAGAACTTCCTGATGAGGAAGAGCATGAGGAACCAGAGGATACCCTTGGACTCTATGCTGATGAAGTTGAAGAAATTTTAAACTCTGAAGAGTCTGAAGACGAATCAGAAGAAGAAAACGTATAAATAAATCTTATGATTACGTTCTCCGAATTAAGGCAACGCAAACCGAAGGGCGAAGTAGTCTGGACGAAGAAGTATCGCAGAATTAAAACTGAGATACAAAAGACTGCCAAAGGTTTCGTTGCCTATATTGACGGAGATATGTTAGATACGTTCCGTAGTCAAAGGGACGCACAAAAATCAATAGAAACTGCGATCAAGGAACTAACATGAAACTAATTGCTGAATATAATGACAACACACTACAGTGTCTTGTCGAAGAAAGAAAAGACGGCAAGAAGTCATATGTTATCGAAGGTGTATTTGCTCAGGCAGAGCAGAAGAACCGTAATGGTAGGGTGTACCCTAAACCAATTATGGAGTCTGCCGTCGAGAAGTATGTTTCCGAGCAGGTCGCAAAAGATAGAGCAGTTGGCGAACTGAACCATCCTGATGGTCCAACCGTCAACCTCGACAAAGTTTCGCATAAGATCACTGACCTTCACTTTGAAGGCAATGATGTTATCGGAAAGGCATCAATATTAGATACTCCTATGGGCAAGATCGTACAGGGATTGCTTGAGGGCGGTGTAAATCTTGGTGTCTCAACTCGTGGAATGGGTAGTCTTGAGCAGCGCAATGGCGCAATGTATGTTAAGGACGACTTTGTTTTAAGCACGGTTGACATCGTGCAAGATCCATCTGCACCAGGAGCATTTGTTAATGGAATCATGGAAGGTGTTGAATGGGTCTGGAACAATGGCGTACTTACTGCTCAAGAGATATGTGAGGAACAAGAGACTGAAATCGAAACTCATGTCGATGCGCTTCCGTCTATTAATGGCGTGGATCAAATCGTTGAGTACAAAAATTTCCTCTCATCCTTAAAAAGATCTTTTTAATAAGGAGAACACAATGGAAGATCAAAACATTGAACTCCGCGATGAGCAGGAAGTTGCGGAAGCAAAAGGGCATGATATGAAAAACGCTGAAGCACAATCAGTAGCATCTGTCGATAAGGCAGCAGACGCAACTGATAAAGCACCTGCTCGTACGGGTGACAAGAGCAACAGCGAACCAATGCCAAAGACCAAAGCAGGTATGATTAATGCTATGTACGGTAAGTTGAATGCTATGAAGAAGGTTGACCTTCAAGCAGCATACGGTAAGATGATGGGCGAAGAAGTCGAGTTGGAAGAGGAAGAAGTAGTTGCGGAAGCAGATACTCACTCTGAAGAACTCGCAGCATTAGTCGAGTCTGAAGCCACTCTCAGCGATGAGTTTAAGGCAAAAACTGCTGTAATCTTTGAAGCAGCATTGAAATCAAAGCTCTCTGAAGAAGTAGAGCGAATCGAATCATCCTACGAAGAAAAACTCGCTGAGGAAACTGCTGCGCAGAAGACTGAGTTGGTTGAAAAGGTTGATTCCTACCTGAACTACGTGGTTGAGCAGTGGATGGAAGACAACAAAGTCGCTATCCAAACTGGTCTGCGTGCTGAGATTGCTGAGAACTTCATGGAAGGGTTGAAGAACCTCTTCACTGAGTCTTACATCGACGTGCCAGAATCCAAGGTTGACCTCGTTGACGATTTGGCAGATCAAGTTGAAGAACTCGAAGAAGCTCTCAACAAGACCACTGCTGATGCGATTTCTCTGAGTGAAGAAGTTGAAGGTCTGAAGCGTGCAGCAATCGTTGCCGAAGCAGCATCTGAACTCGCTGATACTCAGAAAGAGAAGTTCTACTCTCTGGTAGAAGGTGTTGACTTTGATGACGCTGAACAGTTTGCGTCCAAAGTTGCTACTATCAAAGAGTCATTCTTTGCTAAGGCGACGGTAGAAACCGAAGAAGAGATTGTCGAAGAAACTGACGGCGACGTTGTTTCTGAAGAAGTTGCTCCTTCAATGGAATCTTACCTCAACGCCATGCGAAAAATCAATCGATCTTAATCCATATTACCCATAAGGAGAAATAAAAATGGATTTGAACTACGAATCACTGGTGCAGAAGTGGGCACCAGTACTTAACGAAGAATCAGCAGGCGACATCAAAGATGCTTATCGTCGCAAAGTAACTGCTGCTATTCTTGAAAACCAAGAAGCAGCAATGCGCGCTGAAGGTGCTCAGTCATCTTTCTTGAACGAAGCTGCTGCTGCTAACAATACTTCAAGTGCTGACAACTGGAACCCAGTATTGATCTCGCTCGTTCGTCGCGCTATGCCTAACCTGATGGCATACGACGTATGTGGTGTTCAACCAATGTCTGGTCCTACTGGTCTGATCTTCGCTATGAAGTCTCGCTACAAGTCAGCAGCTTCTGGCACTACTGTAGATCAAGAAGCATTGTTCAACGAAGCAGTTGTACCATACTCTGGTGACTCTTCTACGACTCACACTGCTGGTCCTTCTGGTCTTGACGGTGTAACTGACTCAAACGGCGACAGCACTATCAATGACGACCGCTCTGGTCCAAGCATTGGTGGCGGTATGCCAACTGCTGACGCTGAAGCACTCGGCACTGGCGGTGTTTCTGACTTCAACGAGATGGGTTTCACCATCGAGAAGGCGACTGTAACTGCTAAGTCACGTGCGCTGAAGGCAGAGTACACCATCGAACTCGCTCAAGACCTGAAAGCAATCCACGGTCTTGACGCTGAAGCGGAACTCGCTAACATCCTTTCAGTAGAAATCCTTGCTGAAATCAACCGCGAAGTTATCCGTACTATCAACAGCCAAGCGAAGACTGGTGCACTGACTGCTAACACTGCTACCAACGGTATCTTCGACCTGTCTACGGACGCTGATGGTCGTTGGTCTGTTGAGAAGTTCAAGGGTCTGCTGGTTCAACTGGATCGTGAAGCGAACACTATCGCTAAAGAAACTCGTCGTGGTAAGGGTAACGTAGCAATCGTATCTTCTGATGTTGCTACTGCTCTCGCTGCTTCTGGTATGCTTGACTACGCTCCTGCTCTGAGCACTTCTCTGGAAGTTGACGACACTGGTAACACTTTTGCTGGTGTTCTGAACGGTCGTATGCGCATCTACATCGACCCATATGCGGTTGCTGACTATGTAACTGTTGGTTACAAGGGCACTAACCCATATGACGCAGGTGTATTCTACTGCCCATATGTACCACTCCAGATGGTTCGCGCTGTCGGCGAGAACGACTTCCAGCCACGTATCGGGTTTAAGACTCGTTATGGCATGGCGTCTAACCCATTCGTAGGTAACTCACCTGCTGATGGTCTCGCTTCTGCTAAGACCAACCAATACTACCGCATCTTCCGTGTAGACAACCTGATGGTTTCTGCCTAAGATACGGTATACCGAACAATAATAATAAAAATCGGTATTTGTGTGGGGGGACTTCGGTCCCCCTTTTTTATTTGTATAAGTAATACTGCAACATGAGGTTGCATTTTGTTTCGAAACAAACTTGGAGATGATATGAAAAATATTATTCTTTTCTTATTGTGCCTGCCCATCTTGGCACACGCTCATACCATCACTTATGATAACGGTGATGTCTACACTGTTGCTGACGACGAATACATTTTCGTTTCTAAGCAACCAAACCTTTGGTCTTATCACCCATACTCAAAGTCAGTGCAGTTTAAAAAGCAGTGGCCAACTGAGAAGGTAGATCGCCCAGAACCAACTCCTAACCCCAACCCTGTTGGTTCGCACGAGTGGTGTAAAGCACATGTGCTCTATGAGTTTGGTTACTCGTTTGCTGATCAGGCATGGGAACGTGCTTGTGACACGAACAACGACCGTACTTATGGTTGCGGTGACGAGAAGTTTGATGCATCTGACGACGCATCAGTATGTCCAGCAGGATAAACTTTTATCTTGAGAGAGAATGCCCCTTTTGGGGCATTTTTTATACCCTATTGACTTTTATGCCTAAATAGTATAGAATAGACCTTTCAATAGGGAAAGTGTACATGTCCAACAATTTAACAACCAACATCAACCTTTTTCAACCGACTGGGTTTCGGGTCATCATTGATCGTCAGAATTATGCGAATCTTGAGTTTTTCGTACAATCTATCAATCATCCTGGAGCATCAAACCCAGCAGCTGAAACACCATACCAACGTATAGCAGGTGTTCCTATGCCAGGAAACCAAATGCAGTACGGCGAACTGACGATGAACGTGTTGTTAGATGAGGATTTAAACTCCTACACTGAGTTGTATGATTGGATGTTAAGGTTGGTTAACAATGAACAGATCGCCAAGAGAAATGACTTTGGTGGATCAAGTAGCACTACACCAACATATGCTGACATAGTAATCACTGCACTCAACAGCGCGAACAATAAAAACAAACTGTTTAAGTATAGAGACTGTATCCCAGTTGCTATCGGCGACATTCAGTTTGAGGCGCAGAACCAAGGAGTTGAGTATGTCAGTTTCCCAGCGAGTTTCAGGTTTAGTTATTTTGAAATAGAGTAAAGTATGAATCTTGATGATATTCTTGCGCAATGGTCGCAAGATTGTGAGATATCCCATAAGTTAGATGATTGTTCTCGTGACACACCAAAACTACACGCAAAGTATCTGGGTTATTTGACCCAAGCGAAACTTCTATTGAAGAGAGCGGAATCGAATCAACAAGTGTTGTTGAAGAATAAGTTCCTTTGGTATAACGGAAAACTGTCTCAAGAAGAAATAAACTCGCTTGGGTGGGAACATGATCCTTTCGATGGTTTGAAGATTATGAAAGGCGATCTCAGTTATTATTATGACAGTGATAAAGAGATACAGCAGAGCGAGCAAAAGATTGCTTACTATAAAGCAATGGTTGATGCGTTGAAGGAAATGGTAGAGGGTATAAAGTGGCGTCATCAACACATTCGAAATATCATAGAGGTACGAAGGTTTGAGTCAGGGGGATAAAAAATCTCTGCTCGCTTATGGTACGACACCTTCTTTTCCTGCTATCGTTGACCATGGCAACCCACTGAAGGGAAACCAATATATAGAAGGCAGGATAGAAAAGTTACAAGAGGAGTATGATGCTCTTGTGAAACTGGTACAAGATACTACACGTGTGGAGAATGCTGCTATCGGCGTTACTCCCATCATTGGGAAGAAGTATTATCTGTACAATAATAAAGGGCAAGATGTTATGAGTATGATTGCCCCTGAAGAATGGACGAGTAACACTCGCCCTGATTTTTTTATAGCATGTTTTAAATTGACAACAGATGGAGTGTGGAAGCGATATGTCGAAGACGATGAAAGTCAGTCTGAAAGTTAGAAAGAGAGCAAAGTTAAGTTCGCATGGTTCTTATCGAGCGAAACGTAAGCCAAACTCGCCTATCGTTCTAGCGAAAGCGAAAGAAGAAGCAGCAGCGCAGTTTGGTAAAAGTGAAGATTTTAGAAAAGACATCTACGGTATCTAGTGGCAACACTCACTCTTCAAATGCAGAACCATTCTATGATGGCAGTTCTCTGCGAACCAGGAGTTCGGCACGAGCTGAGTGAGTATTTTTCATTCAACGTTCCTGGTGCTAAGTTTATGCCTGCTGTGCGGCGCAGACAGTGGGACGGTAAGATTCGTTTGTTCAACTCGCTGACTTGTGAACTCAACGTTGGATTGTATACGAAACTTTGTAGGTTCGCAGCAGATCGTCACTACCATATACAGTTGAAGGACAGTCCCTACGGTCTACCCAATGCAACTAACAAGGTGGATCATCAGAAGTTAGTTGCTTCTCAAGCAATGTGGGGAATGCCTTTCGCTCCTCGCGACTATCAGTATGATGCTATCGTACACGGTATAGAACGCAAACGCTGCCTCTTGCTGTCACCGACAGGTTCTGGTAAGTCGTTCATAATCTATAACCTAATGCGTTGGTATCTTGATCAACATGAGAAGTCGGTACTAATAGTCGTGCCAACAACATCGTTGGTTGAGCAGATGTACAAGGACTTTGAGGACTATGGATTCGACTCTCCTGAGGAATGTCATATCATATACTCAGGCAAAGATAAAAAGACTGACAAGAGGGTAGTCATCACAACTTGGCAGTCAGTCTATCGCTTGGGCAAAGAATGGTTCGAGCAGTTCGGTTGTGTGTTTGGCGACGAGTGTCACTTATTTAAGGCGAAGTCATTAACAACCCTGATGAATAAATGCCTCGAGGCAGATTATAGGTTTGGTACAACAGGAACGCTCGACGGAACTCAGGTGAATAAACTTGTGCTTGAGGGATTATTCGGACCAACCAAGAGAGTGACCTTCACTCGCGACCTACAAGATCAGGGCACTCTCGCTAAACTAAAAATAGATGTATTAGTTCTTGACTATCCGAAAGAACTGCGTAGAATGAATGTAGGGAGAACTTATCAGGAAGAAGTGGACTTCCTTGTTGGATATGAACCTAGAAACAATTTGATACGCAATCTCGCATTGACTCAAACAGGCAACACTCTAGTTCTCTTTCAGTTTGTTGAGAAGCATGGTGAAGTGCTCCATAAGTTAATAAAAGAAAAGTTTGACAGTGTTTTCTATGTACATGGCGGTACTGACGTTTCGGATAGAGAATCAATACGGGGAATCGTAGAGGGATCAAAAAATGCTATCATCGTTGCAAGTCTTGGCACTTTTTCTACTGGTATTAACATTAGGAACCTCCATAACATTATTTTTGCAAGTCCATCTAAATCACAAGTCAAAGTTCTACAGTCAATCGGTAGAGGACTTAGAAAAGCAGACAATGGTCAAGACACAAAACTCTATGATCTCTGCGACGACTTACAATGGCAGTCGAAAAAGAACTTCACTTTGAATCACTCAGGCGAGCGGATCAAGATCTACAATAGAGAGAAGTTTGACTTTGAACTACACAAGGTGCATATATGAATATCAGTAGACCTTCTATCGGGCAATTCCTTCTCAATACAGGGGACGTCGTCATTGCTCAAATGATTGAGCAAGATGAAAATTCTTTTACGTTGAACTATGCGGTAACTGTTAACGAACTGGATGATCTTGATTATGACGACCTTGAAGTTATTGAGGGAAGAAACTATTATGTGATGAAACCGTTTATTGCATACACTGAAAACTTAGAAACTCATTGCGCAGTAAACCCAATATCAGTAGTCTGCCTTTGCACACCAGCAGATTCTCTCATAGATCAGTATCTAACTTCTTGTAAGACTATTCAAGAGGCATTGGGTAACGGCGAACCAGTACCCAAAACTCCTCTCGAAAACAATGTAGTCACGTTTAAACCAAAAGATTGACATTTCAATCATTTTAGAGTACAATATTATTTGTTGTATTTTTTGGAGTTATTATGAAACCGAGCGAACGTCCACATTATGTGAATAACAAAGAGTTTTCACAAGCAGTCGTAGATTATGTAAAGACCGTTAGAGAGGCGAGGGAAAAGAATCAACCCGATCCGATGGTTACCGATTACATTGCTCGCTGCTTTCTAAAAATTGCTGAAGGTCTTTCGCATAAATCAAACTTTGTCCGATACACCTATCGTGAAGAAATGGTGATGGACGCAGTTGAAAACTGTTTGAATGCTGTGGGGAACTACAACATTGAAGCAGCAACTAGAAAGGGTAAACCAAACGCATTCGGATACTTTACTCAGATCTCTTGGTTTGCGTTCATTCGTCGTATCAAGAAAGAAAAGAAACAACAAGACGTAAAACTAAAGTTCCTTGCTGAGTCAGGCATCGAAGAGTTTATGGTTGACCCTGACGAAGATCCGCAAGTAGCAAAAGCAGTGCAGTCCTTTGTTGATAATCTTCGTCGCCGCATTGATGACGTGAAAGAAAAAGACAAAGCAGTTGATGAGTATAAGAAAGTGACCAAGGTCGCTAATCGTAAAAAATCATATCAAGTTGACTCAGACCTCACAGAATTCCTAGAGGAATAGTTTTGAAGTTTGCCATACTAAACGATACCCATTGTGGTATCAGGAACTCTTCAGATATTTTTATAGATTACCAAGAACGCTTCTATAACGAAGTGTTCTTTCCATATCTGGAAGAGAACGACATCAAACATATCGTGCACCTTGGTGACTATTACGAACACCGAAGGTTCATTAACTTCAAAGCACTGAACAGTAATCGTAAGGTGTTTCTTGAAAGGTTGCGTAAAGATAAGATTACGATGGACATCATTCCTGGTAATCATGACACCTATTATAAGAATACCAACGAACTCAACTCATTGAAGGAACTGCTCGGTCATTACATGAACGAGGTGAACATTGTACAACAAGCAACTGTCCTTGATTATGATGGGTTGAAGTTTGCTTTGGTTCCTTGGATATGCCAAGACAATGAGGAAGAAATAAATGAGTTTCTAGTAAACTGTAAGGCAGATGTTGTAGGCGGTCACTTTGAGTTGAATGGGTTTGATATGCTTCGGGGCGTGCCTTGTACTCACGGTATGTCTACTGATAATCTACGCAGGTTTGAGTTGGTACTCTCTGGACATTATCACTGTAAGTCTAATCAAGGCAACATTCATTACCTTGGTTCTCAGATGGAGTTCTTTTGGAATGATGCACATGATGACAAGTTCTTTCATGTGTTTGATACTGAGACTCGCGAACTAACTCCTGTTCGTAATCCGCTGACACTTTTCCATCGCATTCGCTATGATGATGAGAAGGAAGATTACAACGAGATGGACTTGTCCATACTGGACAAGAGGTTCGTGAAGGTTGTTGTGATTAATAAGACCGATGGGTTTACTTTCGAGAGATTCATCGACAGGATTCAGCAACGCGATATCTATGATCTTAAAATACAAGAGGACTTCAATGAGTTTACTGGTGAGTCGGTAAGCGACGAAGGACTTGAAGTTGAAGATACATCTACTTTGCTATCACAGTATGTTGACAACGTTGAAACTATCTTAGATAAAGAACGTATCAAGAAAGAAATGACAGACTTGATGGTAGAAGCGCAAACTATGGAAATCTCTTGATGGTTGTAATAGTTGGCATGACTGGCCCATTTGGTGAGGATATTTGTGCTTGGTCAAAACGTTGCGAAATGCACTGTAGACTTTTAGAAATAGAATACAAGTTTCTAAAGTTTGATATTGGAATGGCAAAAAATCCTCCGGAAGAAGTCGCAAAATATTGGGTTAGTGATAAACCCTTACCAATTGTTTGGGTTGACGATGAACTCATTGGTGGGTTCTATGATCTGATAGAAAGGTTCCCTGTCTTATGATATATTTCACATCGGTTAGATACAAAAACTTTTTGTCCACTGGTAACAACTGGACGGATATAAGTTTAGATGCGAGCAAACACACATTAGTTGTTGGACAAAACGGTTCGGGTAAATCAACTATGCTCGATGCTATCTCGTTCGCATTGTTCGGCAAAGCGCACAGAAACATAAATAAACCACAACTGGTCAACTCGGTCAACGATAAGAAGTGTGAAGTAGAGGTGGAGTTTACTATCGGTGCTAAAAAGTACAGGGTGTTTCGTGGATTAAAACCTGCGAAGTTTGAGATATATGTTGACGGTACTCTGCTCAATCAAAACTCTCACAACAAAGAATATCAAAAAGTCCTAGAGCAGAATATTCTGAAGTTGACCCATAAAACATTTCATCAGGTAGTGGTACTTGGTTCTTCTTCCTTCACTCCATTTATGCAACTGTCTGCGTTCAACCGTAGGGAAGTGATCGAAGATCTACTTGATATCGGCGTGTTCTCTAAGATGAATGCGTTGCTGAAAGAACGAAACTCAGCATTGAAAGAAAAGATTAATCAAGCATACCATGACATTGAGATTAACGAAACCAAAACTGAAGCACAAAAGAAATACATTCGCGATATCTCTAAACTCAATCATGATGCTAAACAGGAAAAAGAAGAACTCATCCAACGATACAAGGATGAGAAAGAATCACATATTAATAGCATCACAGAACTGACTGATAAAATCTCTGGGAACAGTATAGGATTAGAAGAAGAACTCACTCAAGCGAGATCTGCTTTGGTCGATCTTCAATCTGCCAATACTGAAATAAAAACTAAAATCAAAGCATTAGTCAAGGAAACACGATTCTATGAGAACAACCAGACCTGCCCCACCTGTGAGCAAGACATCGACGAGCAACTCAAAAGAGGGAAAATCGAGCAAGCAAAAGTCACAGCAACAGAGTTTCAATCATCTCTTGCTAAAATCACAGAGGAAACAGCAGAAGTAACCGAGCGTCTTGCTGAAGGCGAGTCTAGGTCAAGTCAGAATCAAGAATGGAGAAACGAGATACAAACGCATCAAGATTTGATTAACAAGTGTAACTCGGAAATACAGATTGCTGAGTACGACATTGAAAACTTGTCCGATGATAAATCAGATCTTGCTAAGGCGAACGACGATTATGATGTTCTAGTAAAAGAATACCATGAGTTGATGGACACTAGAAATAAACTAAATGATACAGCAGCATACAACAGTGTGATAGCAGAGATGCTGAAGGATACTGGCATCAAAACTAAAATCGTAAAACAATACTTGCCTGTTATCAACAAGCTCGTCAATCAGTATCTGTCTATCCTAGACTTCTATGTTCACTTTGACCTTAACGAAAGTTTCCAAGAAACTATACGATCGCGCCACCGTGATTCGTTTACCTATGACTCTTTCTCTGAGGGCGAGAAGCAACGTATCGACTTGGCGCTCTTGTTTACTTGGCGACAGGTTGCTAAGATGAAGAACAGTATCAGTACTAATCTTCTCATCCTTGATGAGACGTTCGACTCATCGCTAGATGAAGCAGGTATCGAAAACCTAATGAAGATTATTCATACTCTCGGCGAAGATACCAATGTGTTTATCATTTCACACAAAGGTGAAATGCTTGAGGGTAAGTTCGACTCTAAGATTGAGTTCGTTAAAGATAAAAACTTCTCGAAGATAGCAGCATGAAACTCGCGCAAGTCGTAAAAGGGTTCTTGGACATTGACACTGCGAATCAATACGCAGATAGAATGGAAAGCATGAAAGAAAATATGCAGTTTGATGACGGTCAATGTAGAAACTCTTGGGCAATCTATGGTGCAAACTGGGACTTACTAGAAGATTCTCTCGAGAAGATGGAATCTATTACTGGATTAGAACTCATTCCAACTTACGACTATTGTAGAATATATTCCGTAGGAGAAACCTTAGAGAAGCACAGCGATCGTCCTGCTTGTCAAGTCAGTGTCACTGTTTGCCTTCGCAATGAAAAATCTCCTTGGGAGTTTCATTGGGATGGTGGTTCATATGCTATGGAACAAGGTGACGCAGTAGTATACCACCGCCCATTGATGCACTGGAGAGATTCTAATCCAGATGGTATGGTTTACCAATCCTTCTTACATTACGTTGATGCCAATGGACCGCATTCTGATTGTGGTAATGAGTACCTTAAAGGTGCAAAGAAACATAATAAATGAAGAAATATATTCCCAAGAAGAAATCAATGAAGTACAATGACCTCGCCTCTTTATCTAAGGAAATGACTGAAAACGGGATCAAACATAAATACAACGGATTAGAGATACGAACCAAAAGTCAAAAGTTTACAATGGTTGATTCTCAGGTATTGACTTTTGATTTGTGATTTAGTAGAATAGGAACTATGAACGAAAAAATCAAACACGGAAACTACACTTGGGACTGGTTCACTGGTGACGAAGGTCAAGATGTATACATTGCTAACTTCATAGAGTCTGAAGACAAAGTCCTTGGTCAGTTTGTTGACGAGGAACACTATGACATCTTGATTGATAGAGATACAGATTTTTATCTTCCGAGTAACTCGTTGACAGGTGATACTCTAAACGAGGATCGTATTGCGTTTAAGTTCCGCAAGGGTGTGTTTACTCAGGAAGAACAGGACGGTGCTCTTGAAGGGTTGTATGGCGCAGCAGTTGAGTCGAACAATCGTGGTCTAGCAGCAGGTCCGAGGGAAGGCAAGTCATATGGTCGCGAGTGGGTCACTGCGTTTCAAAGTAGAGTCCTCGATTGGTACATCAAAGGGCAACCGCCAAGCATCGACGGATCTGATCCGTTGGAAGAGATTGCTAAAAGCAGCAACGATGAGCAGGCGAGAGGCGAAGTTTGGTTGACGACTGCTATTGAGAAAGAGTTCGGCGAGTATGATGGGTTCTTTCCGAAACTAATGGTGCGACTTTCTGAGTTGACCAAGGGTCTTGGTTATTCTCCAGATATTCATGCAGCATCAATATATGCTCAGCGTGTTCGTGATACCATGATCTCCGATACTTCTTATGCGACTGCTATCTGGTCAGGTATCGCAGGTTTCTATGGTCGATACCCACGTATCCCATATGGTCGGGCGACTTCATACGTTGACCACAACCGTGAGAAGTTTGAGAAGTCATATCCGTTCGCTCGTAAACTCGACAAGACTTTCGCCGAGTTGCTTCCTGAACGATACAGCAAGCAGAAAGCATTTGCTGATAGATTGGACAACCGTTTCTTGATCGGCGAGGATACAACCTTCACTACGATTACAGTGAACACAACCACCAAGGATCGTAATGCACGTATGGCATGCCACCGTGACCAAGGTTCGCTCGTCCCAGGATTCTCAAACCTGACTGTGATCAGTGACGGTAAGCGAAACTGGAAGGGTGGTTATCTTGTTTGTCCAGAGGTTCGCGTTGCTATCAACGTTCGACCAGGAGACCTGCTACTCGTTGATAACATGCGAGTGATCCATGGCAACACTCCTATCGAAGCACCCGACTCAGGTGAAGATGACTTGATGCGTATGTCTCTGGTATATTACTTCCGCGAGGATATGGATAAGTTGGGTTCTTGGGAGTATGAGTCGTATCGTAAACAATACGTTGATGACCGCCGACTTAACAAAGAGCATAAGTTATGGCGCGAGTATTGGAATGGTGTCTCCCCTGGCATGTGGGATGAGACTGAGTGGTATGAATACCTTGAAAAGAAGGGTGGTAAGTCCATGTTGATGGAATATCATCCTAATGCTTTCCAACAAGCAGGTTCGCTTGAGGAGTTTTTCGGATGAGAGTTGGGTTTACTTGTAGTGCTTTTGATTTGCTGCATGCTGGACATGTACAAATGCTTCGTGATGCCAAAGACCAATGTGATTATTTGATTTGTGGACTACAGGTAGACCCGACTCTTGACCGTCCTAACAAAAATCAACCTATTCAAACTGTCGTCGAGAGATACACTCAACTCAAAGCAGTTCGCTACGTTGATGAGATTATCCCATACTCTACTGAGGCAGACCTAGAAGATATCCTAGCGATGTATCATATCAACGTGCGTATCCTCGGCGAAGAGTATCGGGATAAAGATTTTACTGGTAAAGATATTTGTCGCAAACGTGACATCGATCTATACTTTAACAAAAGAGACCACCGATTTAGTTCTAGTGATTTAAGAAAGAGAGTTTGTAATGATTGATTATCAAATCGCCTGCCCTTCCTACCAACGATCTAAGACTATTCAAGATAAGACGTTCAAGGTATTTGAGGAACATAACATCCCACCTGAACGTGTTACTGTTTTCGTTGCGAATGAAGAAGAGGAAGCAGTATACAAAGAGGCACTTGCTGGACACAAGTATGGAGGCAACATTGTAGTTGGTGTCCCGACTATCGGTGCTCAACGTAACTGGATTGAGAAGTATTACCCAGAGGGCACTTACCTGATGATGTTTGATGACGACATTGAACAGGTACAACGTAGGAAGGATGAGAAAACTCTAGAACCCATTGATGATCTCTACACTGAGATTATTGAACAGGGGTTTAAAAACTGTGAGGAACTCGGTGCTAAAACTTTTGGTATCTACGCAGCTGCGAACGCATACTTTATGAAGGATCGAGTCTACTCTAAACTTTGTTATATCATTGCTTCTATGTTTGGCGTCATTTGTGATCATGATGAATACCTTGATCGTGTAACTAATCATGGCGAGGACTATGAGTATAGTCTGCGACAGTATGTGAAACACGGTGTACTGTGCCGCCTTGATAAATACACAGTGAAGTCCAACTATTACAAAGAGGAAGGTGGACTACAAACTATAAGGACTGAGCAATATGTGCATGATTCGATCACCAAGATTGCTGAGATGTTTCCAGATCTTTGCTCTATGTACATTCGTAGTTCTACTGGGCACGCTGAACTTCGTCTACGAGATAAGAGTGGAGGCAAGTACGAAAAGTCTAGTTCCGTTTCACTAGAAGATTTCTTTGCGTAAGTCCTTGATTATCTTAAAGTTTTTTAGATTTGCCTTTGCGGTTTTATTCAGGCAGAATAATAAAGTTGCCTTATCAAACTAGGAGGATACTATGGCAAATCATGTGAGTCAATACCTCAGTCTCCGTTCTGAGTTGAATGAGAAGGGTCGTGAGGTTTGGAACGAAATCCTTGGTCGATTGGATCGAGACGATACTCAAGGTGGTGAGAAGCATCTTGGGTTTGTTTTCTTTGATTCCTACGACGATATGAATCGAGAGAATATGTGCGACCTCGTTGGCGCGAAGTGGGCATACCTTACAGATCATGATGAGTATGGTCTGTCTATGTATTCTGCTTGGTCACCCTGTATCGAGTTCTGCGCTTACCTTGCTGAACAGATTGGTGTGGTAGATGCTGGCGTTCGCCTCGCCTTGACATATGAAGACGAGTTCTGTAACTTTATTGGTTGCGCAGTCTTTGATGCTGGCGGTCTGGAAGATCAAGAAGAACTTGAGAGCGATGAGTTTATCGACATGTGCCTCGAGAACGATGAAGAACTTCGAGCGCACTTTGACCCTGAAGAACGCGAGTTTGACGAAGAAGGTCAGGAGATGCTCTGGGAAGTTCAATGGGATCGTATCTCTGACTGGCAGCACAACTCATTGGAGTCTATGCTTTGACACCTCAAGAAATCTTTGAGTACAAACTCAGGTGGCGACCAGGAACTGCTTGCCACCTGCACTCTGACCTATTCTTTGAAGGTCGCGAATGGTGCAAAGAACACCTGCCTAAAAAAGCATGGCATTTCGAGACATGGACTGACAACTATCAGCATACTTTCTTCTTTGAGTATGCGGTTCATGCCGAAGAACTCGCCGCTGAATACCCTGAATATGCTCGCGTTGAGCATTTCGATTTCTAAGTTATTGATTTCATTAGAGTTTTTTAGACTTTACTTTGTACCCAGATTCAGTCATAATATAGTCTGAGTTGAGGAGAAAGATATGGATCAAGCAGCAAAGTCAGTTACCGCCAAACTTCTAGCGACCGAGAACATCACGGTCGTACAGGACAACGTGCGGACTGCTATGTTTGATGTCAAGAACCGTGTACTGACTCTGCCTATGTGGGCAGATGTTTCTGCTTATACCGAGGACCACCTGATTGGTCACGAGGTGGGTCACGCTCTTTACACTCCCCTTGAAGGTTGGCATGACGCTGTATGCGCCAAGGGTGCTGGTTACAAGTCATTCCTCAACGTGGTCGAGGATGCTCGGATCGAGAAGTTGATCCAGCGCAAGTATCCTGGTCTGCGTGCTCCTTTCATCAAGTCTTATCGTAAACTGCTCGCCGATGGTTTCTTCGGTGCTGACATCGACGCGATTAACCAGATGGGTTTGATTGACCGCATCAATACTTACTTCAAGTGTGGTATGTCTGCTGGCATCAAGTTTACTGACGACGAGAAGCAGTGGTTGCCTCGCATTGAAAATGCCGAAACTTGGGAAGACGTTGTTTCTATCACCGACGACCTGTTTGGTTTCTGTAAGGAAGAACTTGAGCAGCAACAGGAA